TACGCGATGTTGCTGAAATGCTTGACAATGTACTTCAGTATTTTATTGATAATGCGCCTTCCGCCATTGAGCGTGCAAGGTATTCTGCCCAGCGTGAGCGCAGCATTGGTATCGGTGCTTTGGGTTTCCATGCTTATCTACAAAAGCAAAACATCCCTCTAGAGGGAGTGATTGCTAAATCTCTTAACAATCAAATCTTTAAACATATTAGGGAGAAGGGTGATGAGGCGAATGTACAACTGGGCGCTGAACGTGGTGAAGCGCTTGATGCTCGTGGTACTGGGAAGCGTTTTAGTCATATGTTCGCCATTGCTCCTAATGCTTCAAGTTCTATCATTATGGGCAATACAAGTCCTTCGATTGAACCGTACCGCGCGAACGCATATAGACAAGATACTCTGTCGGGTGCTCATCTAAACAAGAACAAACATCTGGATAAAATCATTCGTCAGCATTGCGATACTCCACCAGCTGATGGAAAGATCGGTATGGAGTATGATGAGATTTGGTCGAGCATCATTGCAAACGACGGATCCGTCCAGCACCTAGACTTCCTCGATGAGTGGACAAAGGACGTGTTCAAAACATCAATGGAGATTGACCAGCGGTGGATTATTGAGCACGCAGCCGACCGCCAACATTACATTGACCAAGCACAATCGTTGAATGTATTCTTTAGACCGGATAGTGACATTAAGTACATCCATGCTGTTCACTTCCTTGCTTGGAAACTCGGTCTGAAGACAATGTATTACTGCCGTAGTGAGAAGCTCGCTAAAGCAGATAAAGTATCGAAGAAGATTGAGCGTGTGATCATGCAAGAGATCGATCTCAAAGCAGTTGCAGACGGCGATGTATGTCTAGCTTGTGAGGGGTAAGATGAAACTACTTAAATTTGAAGCAGAATGGTGCACGCGCTGTAAACAGGTTGATAGGGTTTTGGAAACAATGACGTTGCCTTTTCCCATTGAAAGAGTAGATGCTGATAAAAATACAGCAGCTCTTTTAGAGTATGGTGTTAGAGGTATACCTCACATGATTCTCCTCGACGAGAATCATAATGTCGTGACCCGCATTGGCGGTGTATTAAACAAACAACAATTAGAAGAAGCACTCAACATACAATGAACGCGACCAGAAGAAAACTTAAATTAACAGACGAACGCAATTACTTCAAACCATTCAGTTATCCATGGGCATACGATGCATGGCTCAAGCACGAACAAAGTCATTGGCTCCATACGGAAGTACCGATGCTAGAGGATGTGAAAGATTGGAAAAACAGACTCAACGAACAGGAAAAGCACTTCCTGACCAACATCTTACGATTCTTCACGCAAGGCGACATCGACGTGGCGGGTGGGTATGTAAAGAATTACCTGCCGTACTTTCCGCAGCCGGAAGTGCGTATGATGTTGACTGGATTTGCTGCGAGGGAGGCACTTCATGTGGCTGCTTACAGTCATTTGATTGAGACCTTAGGGATGCCGGAATCGACATACAACGAATTCCTCGAGTACCAGGAGATGAAAGACAAGCACGATTACTTCTTGTCCGTTGCGGGCCAGGACGCGAATACGATAGCACAACAGATTGCAGCATTCAGTGCGTTCACGGAAGGGATGCAACTTTTCTCGAGTTTTATTATGCTGCTAAACTTCCCGCGCCATGGCAAGATGAGGGGAATGGGTCAGATCATCACATGGTCAATCGTTGACGAGACAATGCATGCTGAGTCGATGATCAAGCTGTTTAGAACATTTATTGAAGAGAACAAGGACATTTGGAATGATGAGCTCAAAGGCCAAATTTACACGATTGCAGAAAAGATGGTCGAGCTTGAAGAGCGTTTCATTGATCTTGCTTTCTCTCTTGGCCCTATGGACAATCTATCCAGTGATGATGTTAAGCATTACATCAAATACATTGCTGACAGACGCCTTATCAGTCTTGGGCTCAAGGGTGTCTTTAAGGTGAAGAAGAATCCTCTTCCTTGGGTCGAGGAAATGATCAACGCACCAACACATACAAACTTTTTTGAAAACAGAGCAACCGATTATGCAAAGGGTGCTCTTTCTGGATCATGGGCTGATGTATGGGCGAAAGCAGCGTAACATTCAAAGATGGCACGGTTTATAACCTAGAGGAAAACTTCCCTAGCAGTGCCCGCAGGGTTGCATTATCAATGTCTGGAGGCGTGGAATCCACGCTTCTTGCGTGCATTTTAGCGGAGCGTTACGGTAAGGATAATGTCTTGGTGTTTTCTGGCGAATACAAGGGACGTAGATGGTGGGAATCAACACATCCAGCGTTCGTTTGTAAACAGCTAGGGATCAAACAGCACATACCTGTTCCACAGACGAATCACCATATGTCACCAAGTGATAATTGGGCAATGTTCTCCAGAGCCAGACAGTTGTATAATTTTGATTTATGGTTCAACGGAACAAACGCAAAGTTGTTTTCCGGACGCAATGTTACCGACAAAGACACAGTTGAACGAATCAAGAAGCAAGGTTATCTTGTACCGTTTGTGTGGCTAGAGAAGTGGCAAACAATCGAGTTGTATTACCTACTCAAGCAGCCATCTCTTATTCAATTGACGCACTCATGCACTGAGCAGCCACCGGAGAAGGGCCACTGTGGTAAGTGTTATTGCTGCCACGAACGCGCATGGGGGTTCCATGTTCTTGGAAAGAAAGATCCTACTACATACTGTATACCCTATGAGGAAGTAATTCTCAGCGCGGGGAAAAATATACAGGAGATGGTATGATAGAAAACGAAAACGATGCACCCCATATTTGTTTTGAGTGTGATTCGGAATTCATTGTACATACACCATATGAATCAGACATGCAAGTTTCTTTCTGTCCGTTCTGCGGAAGTGAAGTTGAATTGACGGAAGAAGAGCTAGATGAAGAGGAAGATGGTCTGTTCGATGATGATTACAAATGACATGGTTTTTCAAAGGCGAACCTTATGAACAACCATCAGAAGAGTATTACGGTTTTGTATACAGAATAACAAACCTCCAAACACAACGTGCCTACATTGGTAAAAAGTTGTTTTGGTTTAAGAAAACAAAGATACTCAAAGGCAAGAAGAAAAGATATCTTGCACCTTCTGATTGGAAAACATATTATGGTAGCTCAAAAGAAGTTCAACGAGATGTAGAGGCGCTGGGGATTGAGTCGTTCCGTAGAGATATAATTGTCCTTTGTAAAAACAAAGGTGAATGTTCTTATTACGAAGCAAAAGCGCAGTTCGATCATGCTGTTCTCTTGAACCCTGAAATGTATTACAATGACTGGATTATTTGTCGTGTGCACAGAAAGCATATATTATGAGACCACAACCACGTCCATCCTACAATGTAAAACCAAACATGACCTTGGTCAATCGTTTTAACAACGAAACCGTAAAAGGCGACTTGATCAATGAGGAAGAGATTGAGGGAAAGCCGTTTTATGTTATGCGCGTTGGTCAGAGAGTTATGAAACTCGCTAAGGACGCGTATGCACAGAAAAAAATGATTGTAACCCGTTGACATGAACAGTCAATTGTGTTACACTAGCCGTTCACTTGTACCAACAAGTGTGTTTTATTAAGACACTGTTTTATTTCATGAAAGGAAAGTGAAGATGTCTCAAAAATCCCGTCTCGCGCAAGCGTTCGTTAATGGTGCAGAGCTGACCACCAAGCAAATCCGTGCTCAGTTCAAGATTGCTTCTCCCACAAAAGTTGTAAGCATGCTCCGTTTGGAAGATGGTATGTCTATCTACGCAAACAAGCGCGTTGACACCAAGGGTCGCGAAACCACAAAGTTCCGCCTTGGCTCTCCTCGTTCAAGCGTGATTGCAGCTGGCTATCGCGCTGCTGCTCTTGGCCTTGTCTAAACTTTAGACTTGTGCTACAATAAGGGGACCTTGTGTCCCCTTTTTTATGGAGAATAATATGAACGAATTCTTTGGTCAAGGCGCTGAAAGCTTGATTGCACAAACAGAGTTTAAGAGCACTGCTAACTATTACGTCAAAGCATCTGAAATGGAAAAAACAGCATTCAAGAAGTGGATGAAGTCCATGCTTGTAATGGGTCCTGTGTCCGTCACGTTCAGAAAAAAAGATGGTACTGAACGTGAAATGTTATGTACCCTTCAGGAAGGAGTTGTTGTTCCTCATGAGAAGACAACTGACCGCGTGAAGGAAATCAATGACGAGGTGTGTGCTGTGTGGGATATAGATAAAGGAGCATGGCGTTCTTTTCGCTATGATTCTATTGTAACTATTCGTCTTGATATATGATTAAAGATAAAAAAGTTGGGTTCACCTGCTCAACATTTGACTTACTCCATGCGGGTCATATCCTTATGCTCGAGGAAGCAAAACAGCAGTGTGACTACCTCATATGTGGTCTGCAGACCGATCCAACAATTGATCGGCCAGATACCAAAAACAAGCCTGTTCAATCTGTCGTTGAACGGTACATCCAACTGAAAGCTGTTCGGTTTGTTGATGAAATCATTGTTTACTCAACCGAACAAGATCTAATCGACCTCCTTCAGTTCCTTCCGATCGATGTTCGCATCCTCGGTGAAGAGTACCGTGATAAGGAATTTACTGGTAAGAAAGAATGTGAGTATCTTGCTATTGCGTTCTATTTTAATGGACGCACTCACAGATTCAGTAGCACCGAACTTCGAAAGAGAGTGTCGCAGTTGACTTCCATTCAACCAGCACCAGAGGCTGATAGTAAACCAGCTGTGATGAAGAAGGAATCTTGGTCCGAGCCATGAAAGTACTTGTAACAGGTGCATGTGGTTATATCGGTAAGGTTCTTTGCTCGATGCTGATTGAGCAAGGTCACCGAGTGTTCGCCTGTGATAACGACCTTCATGCAAGCGACCCTCCTAACGTTATAAGGCGATATAGATGTTCTTTCGATGATGACTACATCATTAGAGAGATGCAAATATACAACATCGATGTCGTTGTTCACCTTGCTGCAACGAGCACAATAGGTCCAGATGCCACTGATCCACTTCTCTACCACTATAACAATACTGCAAGAACTATTGCCTTCCTTCATAAGCTGAAAAAGTTTAATTGGGATGGCCAAATTGTATTTGCAAGCACCGCAGCGGTGTACGATTATTACGGTCGTCCCGTTCATGAAGCAGATCGGCTGATCCCTTCATCCTTGTACGGTAGAACAAAGCAAGAGTGTGAGAAGATATTCCAGCATTGGGATAACAAGACAATATTCCGTTTCTTTAATGTGGCAGGAGCATACAATGGGTTCGGTGAAGAACAGGGTGACACGCATCTACTCTCCAAAATATGTCATAGCATTATTAATGATCAAGAACTTATTGTTTTTGGTAATGATTATCCCACTCGTGATAATACGTGTGTTCGTGACTACGTGCACGTCGCTGATGTCTGTAGTGCAATCATTCTTGCCGCTGAAGAAGAAGTCCAAGGTACATACAACCTCGGAACCGAAAGAGGGTTGACTGTAAAAGAAATGATTGACCAATTCGAGATGCACACGGGACAGCGTGTGTTTTGGAAGTTTGGTGCGAGGCGAGAGGGTGATCAACCTTACCTCGTTGCTAATCCAAATTGGTTCATAAGGAAGACTGGTTTCCAATATAAATACACTATCCGAGATATTATTAATTCGTCATGGGAACATTATGGGCATTGAAGTAAACGAAATTTCAGAAAAATCAAACGGTGGCACTGAGCTGATGCTCCGAGGCCTACAAAGTCGACTCGACCCAGAGTTGATCAAAGACATTCAAATCATTCCGTCAAGGGTAAGGCAATTAGATGAGGACAAGATCCGAATCCTTTGGTTGCATGACCTGCCCGGCGACCCAGAATCAGAACACTTGAAAGATGGTGGCCACAATCGGTTCCATCTGCTTGTGTTTGTCTCGAACTGGCAAATGCAACAATACATCCAATACTACGGAATCCCGTGGAGCAAGTGTGTTGTTATTGAGAATGTGATCGAGTCTATATCTTCTGCTACAATCAACAAACCAGCAGACAAAATTAAACTGATATACCACACGACGCCCCACAGAGGTCTTGAGATTCTTGTACCTGTATTTGAGAAGTTGTGTGAACAACATAGTGATATTGAGCTTGATGTATTTTCGAGTTTTAAGATCTACGGTTGGGAACAACGAGATGAACCATATCAACAGCTGTTTCAGCGATGTAAAGATCACCCACAAATAAACTATCACGGTACAGTACCGAACATTGAAGTACGAAAAGCTGTTGCGCAGGCACATATCTTTGCATATCCTTCTATCTGGCTAGAAACATCTTGTCTGAGCTTGATGGAAGCAATGAGTGCTGAGTGTGTATGCATCCATCCCAACTTTGGAGCTCTCCATGAGACGGCTGGCGGCACTACAGTAATGTATCAGTGGAACGAAACACCAAACGAACACGCTGGCATTCTCTACGCACATCTTGAAAGCGTTATCAAAGCGTTGAGAGAAAAGAATGAGGCTTTGGCCAATGTTGTGAAGATCCAAAAAAGTTATGCTGATCTTCGGTACAGTTGGAACCGCGTGATGAACGTTTGGCATGACATTCTGACCGGTATCAAACAACGCTATCCCGATAAGGAGAGCCGTGGTCTCCCGCAAGCAGTATTTCATTATAGAGTTAGTTGACCTGATTAAAAGAAAGAGGTACAATCATTGTACAACTAACTAGGTTTTTATGATACTACTAGACTTATCACAGGTAATGATTTCTAATATTATGATGCAAGTCGGACAGCACGCTGATACCGTGCAGCCCGACCTGATCAGACACATGGTAATCAACACAATTCGATCTCTCAAAACAAAGTTCGGCGCTGAGTATGGTGAGCTTGTAATTGCTTGCGATGCAAAGCGCTATTGGCGCAGAGATGTGTTTCCCGCTTATAAGGGTAACCGTAAAGCTGACCGAGAGAAATCAAACATTGACTGGACAGTCATTTTCGACACACTCAACCAAATCAAGAACGAGCTCCGTGAACATTTTCCATACCGTGTCATCCAGGTAGATGGAGCTGAGGCGGATGATGTGATTGGCACACTCGTTATGGAATTCGGTTCTGAGCTAAATAATGGAGACAAGATCCTTATCCTTAGTGGAGATAAGGACTTCGTACAGCTTCAGCGGTTTGGTAACGTAGAACAATACGACCCAGTCCGTAAGAAAGATATGTCTTCGACTAACCCGGAGCGCTTCCTCAAGGAGCTTGTACTGTCAGGGGATCGTGGTGATGGTGTGCCGAATGTACTATCACCCGATAATTGTATAATTGAGGGACAGCGGCAAAAGCCTTTAAGGGCAGCTAAGATTGATCAACTACTTGCAACAGAATGGGAATCTCTGTCTGAAGAGATTCAACGAAACTGGAACCGTAATAGTATGCTAATTGACCTACGATGCATACCACAGATATTACGCACGTCGATTGTGCAAGAATACCACGCACAAGCAGGCAAGCCGCGCGACAAAATCTTCAACTACTTTATTCAACACAAAATGAAAATGCTCATGGAGCATATTGGTGAATTTTAATGAGAACAAGCATCTCCGAAATCCTTCTGTCATGCTCAAAGCAGACAACGACAAAAGATAAAATTGCAGTACTGCAGCAAAACGATTGCGTACCGCTCCGTGTCGTACTCTCTTATGCACTAGATCCACGCGTCAAGTGGCTTCTACCAGCAGGTGTACCTCCATACAAACCAACAGATCATCTAGATCAACAAGGTAACTTGTACCGCAACATACGAAAGATTAATCTTTTTGTTGAGGGCGGTGATCATCCAAACATGCACACTATTAAGCGTGAAACACTATTCATCCAATTCCTCGAGGGACTGGATCCTGATGATGCAAAATTAATTTGCAGCATTAAGGACAAACGGATCCCTTACAAAGGCATTACAGCCAATCTCGTCAACAGCGCATTCCCAGGACTCATCCCTGAAAAGGAGTAAGAAGCAAAGTGCAAAAGCAGTATCGTAAGCAGAGTGATAGCAACCGGTATGATAGAGATGAAAGAGAGATTAGTCACTTCTATAAAGCGCAAAAAACGCTGCAAAATAGAAAGATGATGAAGAATTTGGATAAAGCGTTACGCAACAAAGATTACAAACGCTTGACACAAGTGGATGATGATTATTAAGGAGATACCCATGTTTAAGTTTATTAAGAATTTATTTTCGCCAACACCTATACCTTCGGAGAAGCAGTCTCATCCTCTCGATGGACCCACCCGCGCAGCGCATGCAAAGGTTGCTCCTGTTGTAGAGATAACGTCAGATGAATTGCTTGCTCAGGAATCGATTCCTCGTCCTGTTGTTGCACAACCGGTACCAGAGAAGAAACCCCGCAAGCCACGCGCGAAAAAAGAACAGCCATCGGAAGCCTCTGCCGAATGGCCGTTCGGTACCGCTACCGCTATTACACCAACAAAGAAGCCTCGTAAGCCACGTGCAAAGAAAACCAGCTAATGCCTACTTACGCGTTTCGTAACAAACAAACTCAAGAAGTTTTTGAAAAGTTTATGTCTATCTCTGCCAGAGAACAATACCTGGCGGAGAATCCTGATATTGAAACGGTTGTTAGCGCACCTGCAATTGGCGACATGACAAATAACAAGAAGCCAGATGCAGGGTTTCGAGATGTTTTAAAAGAGATAAGGAGAAAGCACGACGCGCGGTTCACCCGCTCTACTATCAACACGTTCTAAAAGGAGAATTATATTGAACGTAGCACTTGCTTATAGTAATCTTGCAGACGATTTTGTTCCACAAAAAAAGGAAAGAAAGCGTAAGTTAATTCAAAATAATAAAGAGTTGTTAAGTGTAAAGAAAATCACACCTCTAACATGGGCTCAGACGAATATGATTGAGGCGTTTGCGCGAGGAGCAAACGTGATTGCGGTAGGTTCAGCTGGTACAGGTAAAAGCTATATTGCTTCTTATCTTGCGTTAGCTGAGTTGTTTTCAAAGCAAGTAGAAAAGATTGTAGTCGTGCGAAGTGCAGTCCCAACAAGGGATATGGGTCACTTGCCTGGCACGTTGCAAGAAAAGTCAGAAGTGTATACAATACCGTATAAGCAGATCTTCAACGATCTTTGCGAAAACGGAACTGCATGGGACATCTTGCAAAAGAAAAATATGGTTGAGTTTATTACAACCTCTTATGTGCGTGGTATAACGCTTGAGAATTCTGTTGTTATCGTTGATGAGTTCCAATCAATGACAGCTCATGAATTGTATAGCGTTCTCACTCGCGCTGGTAAAGGTACGCGTCTGATTGTTTGTGGTGATACAAAACAAACAGACCTCGATGGAAGAAAAGAAAAGAGCTGCTATGATTGGTTCATGCAAGTCGCAACGAAGATGCCTGAGTGGTTCGATGTTACGAACTTCTTGCATAACGATATTGTTCGATCAGACTTCGTCAAAGCGCTCATTATGGCAGTAGAAGATTGATGTTTAATATTCCCCAACGCACTAAGTATTTTGACTTGTCAGAGCAGTTTCCTAGTTACGATCTACCAACAGAAACTATTGACGGCAAGCGCCACTATATTACACCTGAAGGCAATCGCTATCCATCAGTGACAACGGTATTATCGACAATGAATGCCGACGCGATAACCAACTGGCGTCAGAGCGTTGGGGAAGAACAAGCAAAAAAAATCAGCCAGCAAGCATCAACACGCGGTACCGCGGTTCACTTGCTAGCTGAGAAGTATCTTCGCAATGAAGATGACTATCTCAAAGGTGCAATGCCAAGTAACGTTGCGTCGTTCAAACACATCCGTTCGTATCTTGACGAGTGGTGCGATCAAGTGTACGCCAATGAGATTGCATTGTATTCAGATGACTTGAAGACTGCCGGTCGCTGTGACATGATCGGTAGGCTGCATGGGATCAGAACGATTGGTGACTTTAAAACAGCAAAGAAGGCCAAGAAGGAGGAGTGGATTCAGAACTACTTCTATCAGTGTACAACCTATGCGTTAATGTTGTACGAACGTCAAAAAGTCTGGTGTCCACAAATTTGTGTTATGATTGCAACTGATGATGATGGTCTACAGGTTTTCCTTAAAAGAACATCGGATTATGTGGAAAAAGTACGCACTTTTTTTGATAATTACCACAATCCTGTAACACTTTTGAACCATGTTGACTGATGTTCAAGGTTGAGCTATAGTACACGTACTGAATTGTTATTCAGTTTTGTTCAACTTTCCTTTAAGGTTAAATTATGTCTAACGTGATCCCTGGTACCAATATTGAACACTCTCCTGGTGTTCTGTCCGCCTTTGCTCAGTATAAAGCTGACAAAGAAGCACGCGAAGTTGCTAAGCAGGCTGAGGCCTCTGCTGAAGTCGTTGTCGAAAAAGCACAAAAAGTTGCTAAAGACAAGGCTCCTCGTACAAACAACAAAAAAGATGCTGCACGCAAGATCTTTGATGCCAACCAAGGCAAAGGCAAAGGCGAAATCGCTCGTCTGATTGCCGCAGAACTTGAAATTACCTACGCAAACGCATACTACTACGTTACGCGTGTTTTCAAGTGATATAGATAGGGCCTCTCGGCCCTTTTTCTATTGGAGAAAACATATGCGCTACACCCTGACGACTCTTACAGGCAAATGCATGGAGTTTCATATTCTCGCTTGTGCAAGGTTGTTTCAGTCGTTTCTGGGGGGCGTGATTGAAGAGGTTCATGATGGTGGAATTGAGTGCAGTTGAGTGGGATCATAACTTTGATTGTTATGTTGCCACCCTTTCGGATGGTGAATTCTTTTTGTTAGAATCAAAGAATCTACGTGAGGCTGAGCAGGAAGCCCAGCGCGTTATTGATCAATACAATGATTAAGAACATTTTTCAATACTTTCGTAACAAGTGGACAGCTTACAAAATACGCAAGCGGTCAAGTAAGTTTACATACTAATGAGAGCACTCGTTTCCGTCGGGTGCTCTTTTGCTTTTGGTCATGGAATGTCCGATCCAACCAAAACATATGCGCATCTTCTTGCAACCAAGTACAACAGCGCACTGTTCGATTATTCGCGCGCCGGTTGTTCAAACGAATACATTGCATCTGCAACAGCAGCGGCCGTGAGAGCTGCTTTGAGAACAAATAAACCTGAAGATATTGTTGTACTTGTTGCATGGACCGATCAAGCGCGAATGACGGTGTTTGATAATGAGAAAAACGATATTGTATCCGCTTTCCCTCACTTGAATAGAGTGCCATCAACTGTTGATAAACTGATTGGCAAACACGCTTGGCACGATAGCTTCGGCCTTTACAAACTATTTCATTCTTTCAATTACGTCAATATGTTATGTCGTGCATTGAACATTAGATGTATTCACATTGCGAGCATGTGTGCTGTGTATATGCCGTTTCCTAGTGGACTACCAAAGAGTAATTTTTCAAAAGTACCAACTAACGCTGTGTTCGATATTTTTGATCATACCGATCGAACCGACATACAGAGATTGTTTTCCCATAAAGACTCGTTTCTTGGTCTGATACAGACGAACGAAAATCGTTTTTGTATTGGACCAAGTGACATTCATCCCAATGAAGAGGCACATCAGTGCTGGACGGAGAAATTGATTGAAAGATACGACCACATATTGGGGGCTTAGCTATGGCCATCACGATGCGGCTGCTGTTGTTGTTAAGGACAATCAACTAGTATTCTCACAACGAGCGATGATGCGGGACATACCTGACTCATTGCTGGCTGATATGATATGTCAGCATGGAATTCCAAACCACATCTATACTCACGAGAGTAAAAAACGTGACCTCATCCGTAAACTAAAGACTGGTGATTGGTGGAGGCTTATTGTACCGACTCCTTCGTTTCCGAGTAATGTGCCGATCACACAAGGTAACCATCACCTATCACATGCTGCCTATGGCTTCTATTCATCGCCATACAAAGACGCTGTGGTTGTTGTTGCGGACGCGATAGGTGAACAAGAGTCACTTGGTGTATACAGAGCGCAGGATGGATTACTCAATCCCAAACCGCTATTCACTTTAAAGTTTCCCCATTCACTGGGACTGTTTTATAGTTACCACGTCGCTCTTGTAGGACTCGAACCTAATCGTGATGAGGGTCGGTTCATGGAAATGGTGTCTCGGCATGAAAAGCAATCGAGTGGTTTGGTTGATGGGTTCGAGATACAGGGGTTTGACTTTATTTGTAAAAAGAAGTACCATCTACGACCTTCACCGCTGAGTTTGGACTATGGCATGAAATGCAAAGTAGCTACAGATACACAGAAGGTTTTGGAAACATATCTATCACGTCTTGGTAGCGCGTACAAACATTTAAGTAACAATGTTGTCTTCACCGGTGGAGTTGCTTATAATTGGCTTGCGCACGGTTCATTAGCAAAACACTTTACAGGTTTTTTTGTTCCTAGATTTCCAGGTGATGCTGGGAGCGCGCTTGGGGCTGTGTTACAACATACAAACAAATATATCAACGTGGATAATCTTTTCAATGGGTAAAAAGAAACTTTCCTTTTTGTATAGTGGGACGGAAGTAATTACGGACGATTACCGTGTTGCTGTTGTCGATATGCATCATTCGAATGAGAATGTCGCTATCCGTTATCACAATCCACTTTGGCCGTTTCCTGAGTGGGATAGCAAAACACGTAAACAACTTACACCTGTTGAGTTTGAAATTGAAGAGGCTTTGTTTTGAGTACCGTGAGTACAGACATACGGCGAATGCTGAATGAGATACGAGCTGCGAGCTCGGACGGGCCACCTGTGCTTGCCCGTCCGCGAAGACGTTCTTCGGTTAAAATACGCCGGACAAAGCGTTTGTTTCGGCGTTGGTCATGGGATACAGTAGATGTAAAGAGGAATATTTTGGAACAGAACGATATCTTTTTGGGTGCGAGCGATGTAAGCGATTACATCAGCGGTCGAATTGCAATGCAACGCGATGCAGAAGGCCTTGGCATGGAACATCACCGAACAACTATTCTTTGTGATCGCAATCGGTGGTTTGCTTCTCTTGCTAATTTTGAGGGGCTACGGATCACAAAGTTTGGTGATTCGCAAGGGTTTGTCATTGATGATGAACAACTTTGCTATTTCAGATACGAAATCAACTCCGCTTCAATCATTGTTGATGCGTATGGCAGTGAGCAGTTTGTTGATCATTGGACACATTGGCTCGAAGATACGTTCGAGGTTGTCGATAATGTGATCGAATGGATTTACAGCAACGATGGCCAGAGTGTGGAGGTTCCTCTTCGTAGCGATCGCATCCCCCTTGCAGCAATGTATCCATGGCTTGGTGATGAGTCGCTTGAGTCATACTACGATCGGTTCATGGAGAGCGAAGCATCTATTCTGTTGCTGATCGGCCCACCTGGTACTGGCAAGACTACGTTCATTCGTGGTTTGCTGCATCACGCAAAGGAAAGCGCTATTGTCACGTATGATGCAACAATCCTTGCAAAAGATTATGTGTTTGCTAACTTTGTCGAGGGTGACCGTAACATTATGGTCATTGAAGATGCCGATGAGTTTCTCGGAGCACGTACTGATGGTAATGGCCTCATGCACAAGTTTCTCAACGTTGGTGATGGGCTTGTTACAACAAAGAATAAGAAGTTGATCTTCTCAACAAACCTACCATCTATCCGTGACGTTGACGCGGCATTGACCAGACCTGGTCGGTGCTTTGACATTATTCATTTCGAAGTGCTAAACGAACAACAAGCGCGAGAACTTGCAAAGCAAGTCCATGTTGACTTTGAATCCAATAGTAGTGGAAAGTATAGTATTGCGGATATCTTTCACAAGCAAGTGATTGCTCCGAAGACTAAAACAAGACCAATGGGATTCGTATGAAGACATTCACTGCATACGTGCAGCAAGAAGGTGATGATTTGATTCTTCCCCTTCCCGATGAGCTACTTAAAGAGGTAGGTTGGCGGGAAGGGGATGTACTTGTATGGGAAATTGATCAATTAACCGGCCAAGTCACGCTCCGTAAGAAGCCAGCTTGGTATGATATATTATGGAGTAAAATACGGAAATGGAAAAAGTAAATGGACGCCGTGGCTTTCTTAAAGGTTTTGGCATTGGCGGGGTTGTACTTGGTGGCGCTGCCAGTGGTTATCTCGCTGCTACTAGAGAGATCGCCAATGTGGCCAGTGCCAGCGTTCCTGCTGGCGGTGGCAATCCTACTAACGTTGGAGTCGTTCCAGCAGCACCCGACATTGCTCACCTAGCACCTAAGGCTAACGCCACCTCTTTGGTGATTACAGGAGACAATCGTCCTCCCCCACCACCAGCACCTATACCAGCGTGCAATAATGGTTATACATTTACCGTGCCGCCGACGATGAATGCTTCAATCAGCATTAGTGGTAACTACACTCAACAGTGTCCTTCTAATGAACTAAACAAAGTTGCTATGGCTGTTGGTAAGGACGATAGGTTGTGGATCAAGGTTGGTGATCAGTGGAAACGAGTAGTATTGGAGGGATAATATGGGTGGATATGTAACTGCATCTGTTGATGTGGATGTCGACGATCTTCTTGATGAAATTGATACGGAGGACCTGATCACTGAACTTGAACGTCGTGGTAATGACTACAATACGAGATATATTGACGCTGATGATGCTCGTCAGAAGCTGACAAAGATCTGGGAGCTTCGCCGCGTAGGTAAAGATTACGACAAAGAGCTTGATGATCTGATTTATTATGTACTGGGTAAAGTTGTATGAACTTTCGTAAAGAGCTTGAGGAATTAATCAACAAAGCATCAAGAGAGAACGATTCCGATACCCCCGATTGGATTCTCGCTCAGTATCTCGATAACTGTTTGAATACATTCACGGTTGCTGTACGTGATCGCGATCGGTGGTGGGGATTTAAAACTTGGAGTAACAATGAAGAAGTTGAAGATAATTCAGTGCAGAGACCATCTGATGTGGTACAGCCGTAAAGTCGGACAGCTTGTTCCGTACTTGGGTGAGGATGTAGATTTCAAAGGTCCGATCTACTGGAGCAGAGAGGATGCTGGATATAAGAATATGGTTTTCCAATGCGACGCAGAGATTGTCGAAGTGGATGTTAACAATTGATAGGAGTGATGATATGAGTTATAGAATGGAAGAAGAGATTGGCAAGACTGTTCCTGGTACGTGGAGCGGCATGGATGCAAAGGTCACCCGTGGCAGTATCATTGGTGATCTGTTTGAGGAGAATGCAAAGCTATGTTCCGTCCTCGATGACCGGATTATGCACCTCGAGGCTGCATTGGAGATTATACTGAGGAACGAGCCGCCACGTGCGGAGAAAGAATCCGCTGGACTATCTCGTGCTAGTACCCCACTGGAGAGACGTGTTGAGGAACGTAACAGCCACCTGTCTAATTTGATTCAGAAACTTTATAGTGTCACGGAACGTATTTCACTATGAATGACATCCCTGCATTACTTTATAACTTTGCATTGATTGCAGGGACGACGTGGCTCGTTGTTGAATTAGATTGGTCAATGTGGTGCTATCTGTTAACAATATGCTTCTTAGTCACAAAGACCGGTAGCTCGGAGAAGAAAGATGAAAGAACTGAATGACCATGAGTTGCTTGAACAAATAAGCAAGCAGCTTGAAGAACAACGCAAGCTGATCGATAGCCTAGCTGCACGTCTCAGTGAACTAGAACGTAAGATGAGGGATCCTTATAAGGATCCATATATGCCGTTCCCTTCTCAGCCGTTCAAGGTGTATAATGTATGTCCAACGTGTGGGTTGAGACTCGATAATGTAATGAGCTATTGTTGTTCACATATTGATTGCCCGACAGGTCTTGGTCCTGTGAGATGTTAAAATGAAGTATTGGACAATATCATTTCCAGGTGAATTTGGTCAGCACGTTGTTGAGACGTGGAGTGAAGATCAGATTATTGAGTCGTACTACAAGCACTGGGCACAGAAGATGGTAATGAACGTTCCCAATTCGAATTTAAGCAAAGAGAGTTGTATTGATGACTGGACTGTGGTACACTGGGCTGTAGAAACAGATCAATGGGGAAATAAAATATGAGTCAAGTGGTAAAAGCGATTGTTGCAACAGATTCTACTAATCGTAAATTGATTGCAAAGGGGTTATCTCCTTTGTTCCTGGATGTGTTTAAACCAAGGTCTGAGATCTCCGACGTGACAGACTCAAGACACTTCGTTGCCAAGGAGTATAGGATTGGTGTACAGATTGGTAGTCAGGCACAAGTTGCTGATCATGAATATCTGAAAGATCCAGACGCACTATATGAAGCGATCGTTAGAACGAAGCAACAAGTGATAGAGGCCATCTTTGGTGAGTTTCGTCAGGACTTTCGTCGGATTGAAAAAGCAATCTATGATTTTCAGTATGAGGAAGCAGGTAAACTTCTTCATGCTATGGAACACAAAATGTTTGAGGAGTGGGAGTAATGTTTGTCCTTCGTAGTACATACCAGAAACAGCTTGACAAGAACGCTGAGCTGATTGAAGATCGTGATAGTCTCAGAACAAAGTTGGTTAATGCTTTGCATGCAGGTGATGAGCATATTAACCGTAATGCTGAGTTTGCTATTGACTTTGAGCAAATGAATCCGTTCTCGATTGAGCGTAACAGAGGCGATGAGAACATACCAGTAACTGTCTTTGGTTATTTTGATAAAGACGGAGCTCCTGCTGAGTGGTTTTTGTATTGCTCGCTTGAAAGACATAATCGGTTCGTGGAAGAATTTCATGAGTACAAAGCGAAACAAGAAGGCAAGCGCACTAAAAGCTGAGAGTAAGTAATGAACATTTCACTAGATTACGATAACACATACACGCGTGATCCTACGTTCTGGGATGTATTCATTATGAATGCAGTACAGCGTGGTCATACTGTGTATTGTGTAACGATGAGAACTCCTGCAGAGGGTGAAGAGGTCAGACGAGACCTTGCTCAGAAGGTCAAGGCAATCTATTTCACATCACGTAAGAACAAACATGACTTTATGTTTGAGCAGTTGATCTCTATCGATGTTTGGATAGATGATATGCCTTTCTTCATCATGAACGATGCTAAATCATGAAAGCATTCTTACATGGCAAAATCCACGCTAAGAAGTATGGCGGAGTCCCAGATGACTACGCAGACATCGACGATTTCATTGACTCAACCAAATCAGCAGTTGCTGACGTCAGACATCGAGCAATTCTACACTCGGCATTTGGATGCTATCTCGTCGAAAGGGTATTCGGCAGGACTCGTTCCAATTCAGAAGGGCGTGAGTATTCCCCACGAGATATCGCTGAAGATCACATCCAGCAAGACCTAGGTTTTATTCCTACAATGGAACAGTACCTCAACAACATGACAATCCAGCCTTGGATGTCAGGTACAGAGAAAAAGAATCCCCGCAACCGTAAATTTATTAAACTGGAAGATTAATTATGAGCAAACTGCAAGAAGAATTTGATAAGCTGATCGCTGAACGCCAAGAGCTGAACAAGCGTTTCCAAGAGAAAGCACAGGAAGTATTCAAAGAAACAACGAAAGAGTTCTTTGAAAAGAATCCTGGTATTACTGCTGTGATCTGGACTCAGTACACTCCATACTTCAACGATGGTGAAACTTGTACGTTCGGTGTTGGCGACCCATATTTCACTAATGCTGATGGTGAAGACATGGAAGATGTTACCAGCTATGGTGAGTATGATGGTGATAATGAAGAAGTGTGGTCCGAATCTTCTTGGTCGCTGTCGTCTGATAGCGAATACGCTCGCAAGAACCGCGAAGGTAAGGACATGAGCGGTATTGATATTGCTTCCGTTGATCATTTCTCCAGCATGATTCAGTCTAGCGAAATGGAAGACATTATGCTGATGATGTTCGGTGATCATGCTCGAGTTACTGCAACGCGTGAAGGGTTTGAAGTTGATGAGTACGACCATGACTAAACTATACACTGTCACTGTACATTTCGATTACGTTGTCGTTGCGGAAGATGTCAATGATGCAGACCTCGTTGCTCGGGAGTATGCAAGAGACGCAATGGGTGACATTGGTCAATGGGATATTGATATTGACGTCGTTGAGGGTGTGAGTGCTCAAGGGTGGGACGGTGACTGTATTCCGTATGGCGGAGACGGCAACACTCGCACAAAGGAATACTTGAATGAAGCTCAGTCCGAATCATCCACAGGAGCTTAAAGACTTCATCAACAACTTCGTACCTGCTCCGTATGCTAACCTAGACGAAGCAGGGATGAAGAAGATGAAGAAGTTGATTGCTCAGTACGAAAAGAAGTCCAAGGAATACTGGAACAAGGCTGTCGGTATGCGAGCGACAATGAAGACGATGTGTCCTCATGTTGACAAAGTCCTTGAATCGAGGTATCATGCTGGTGATTACTACAGCAAAGCATATACGGATTATACTGTAAAGTGTGCTGACTGTGGTGATATTCTTTTTACAACTGATGAAACACATTCATATTATGGATAACAAAGTTAAACGTGGGTTCAAGAAAAAGACAATCGAGCAGACGATCCGTAACAAGATCAAAGGCTGGCTTGGCTCTATTGAAGATATTGCTCTTCGCGATGAGGTGAAGAATCATTACATTGTCACTGGTGGCGCAATCACATCGATGCTGCTCGGTGATCTTCCTAATGATTATGACATTTACATTGATGATGCAGATATTGCAGCAAAGCTAGCGAACTATTATGTTAGCCGTCTTCCTGCTGTTGACAACGAGATGACTCGTACTCCTATTGTTGAAGTACCACCAGAGCGTAACCGTGTATCGATCAGAGTAAAGTCTGCCGGCATTGCTGGTGAAGATATCAATCAGGACAAGTATGAGTACTTTGAGATGTATCCTAATGCAGGAGACCGGATTGCTCAATACCTTGACGGTGCAATGCAAAAGAACACAGGCAAGTATTCCGTCCTTGCCATGACGACCAATGCTATTACGTTGACTGATCAGATTCAGATTGTTCTACGGTTTGTTGGTCCAGCTAATGAAATTCACAAGAACTATGACTTTGTCCATACCACAAACTATTTCACCGAGTCAGAGGGTGCTATACTTAACCAGCCTGCTCTGGAATCTATCCTTGCCCGCGAGCTCAAATACGTTGGCTCGCTGTATCCGATCTGCTCCGTATTCCGTATCAAGAAGTTTATCCAACGAGGATGGACGATTACAGCTGGAGAAATGCTGAAGATCGCTTGGGACATCAGTAAGCTGAACCTCAACGACCGTGAAGTGTTGCAAGACCAGCTAACAGGCGTTGATGCTGCATACTTCAATCAATTGATTAGTATGTTGAAAGAAGGTGAAGAGATCGACCGTACATATCTGTTTGAGCTCGTTAACCGCGTATTTGATCAAGATTGGGAAGTGGAGTCTAATGATGAGTAAGTTTTTCAATGTTTTAATGTATCAATGCTATGCACACACAATGTCTTTGATGGATGTGTTTGTCTTGGCAATCATTATTCCTGGACTGTGCGGTACATATTCATACTGGTTGCTGCTGCTAGCAATTCCATGGATGTTCTACAGCTATCACCAAGCACGTAAGTGGAATAACTGGAGCAACTGATGGACTTAGCGTTACTTGTATACGGGATCAGTTTGCTTGGCGGGCTGAAATCGTTTCTGATCTTTGTGGCGGTGATTGCTGGCGTTGCTGCTGCAGTTTGTGGTGTATATACTGCAACGTGGTTCTTTGATGGGTATGAGTATTCATGGAATCTTGAGAACGGTAAGTTGAAACCTCAGCTTGCAACCGCACGAGAGACAATGAAGAAAGGATTCAAGTATTGTTTGATTGCGTTCATTGTTCTTTTACCGCTACCGAACTTTATTCCTAGTGAGAAGACTGCATACACGATGGTCGGTGCTTATGCTGCGCAGAAGGTTGCTGAGAATCCCGAAGTAAAGAACATCAGCAGCAAAGTGATTACTATTATTAACCAGAAGCTTGATCATTACATTGAGCAAGGAATTGAAGATGCAACAGACAAAGTACGACACGAGAGCGGAAAGAAAGAAAAAGCTGCAAAATAAAGTAAAGGTCCTTTGGATCATTGCTTTTGCTCAAGTTTGGCTATGGCCTCAGTGGTTTATGTATGTTGTTGGCAGTAGTCCTGTAGCTGTCAGCAGTTTCTTGACGATGGTTGGTGCTGTGGTTTACAATATTTGCATACTGATCAATACGTATGAAAAGATGAGTAATTTGTGGTTGGATGATTAATTATGGAAGAAGATTTTAACGACTTCCATCAGTATGACATAGCACTAGACAAGATTATACAATCACGAGGGCTTTCATCGATTGTCAAACAACTTGCGCAAGAGCTGAAGGTTAATCCATACAAGACCGTTGGTAGCTTCTTTGATAACTTATCAAATGTTGATTTAGACATTTTGATGGAGAAGCTAGATAGGGAAGACTTCGAGGAATTACTGTTGATCACTGAATTGTTAGCGCGGGCAGAGGGTGCTGGTGCTAATGATTTAGAACAGATAACTCATAATTTCAATGTAATGACCGTCATGATTGCAGGTGAGGCACTTGCTCGTAAGGGGTTAGTTGAAGCGTACCATTATAATATGTCATTTGGTGAAGATTCAAAAGATAAACCAATATTCAAACCAATAATTCAAGATGAATAGACGTCCATTATTTTTTATTTCACGTGAAAAAGAGAGTGAATTAATTAATAAATTGCTAACAATTGTAGATAATCGTAAATTTAATCCGCAAGACACTGTATTATTGATGGTTTCGCCAGATTATTCAGCGACTGTTGCTATGCATTTGGCGCATGCGTGGAGTGTTAGTGGTGAAATAATTCCGATTATTGCTGTTGATGTTCCATATCCAGATGAGGATCATAAGCCGTATCAAGACCAATTAAGGTCAAAGTATATGGAAATCAAGCAGTACAAGAATATTATTGCTGTCGAGGCTGGGATTATCAGAGGTGGTAATTGGGCTTGGATACTTGATACGTTGACGAGAGAGTTTGAATATAGCAGGGATGATATTACGTTAATTGCTTTATGTGAGAATGTTGAAAGCAGGACTGCATCTGATTATGTTGGTGATTATTACAATGATCATGAGCAGGAATTAATGTTTTATTTCGAGAGATACAACAAGCATTGGCCGGTAAGATGAATCATATCGAACACACGGGGTATACATTACCTGCAGATCAATTGATAAAAGACTGGCAGAGTGTATCGAGTATATGCAATGTTAATCAAGTTAATTTGAGGAAGCCAGCATATGTTGAAGATCATGTTGCGTTATTGTTTGGTGCTGGTAGTCTTTACAAAGACGGTAAGATGTGGGAGTGTGAGGCAAACTGGACTGAGTACATTGATATGTTCAGCCATCTATACACCGTGAGGGTTGCTGGGAAGTTATTGGAACAGATTGCGGCAGAGTATGACGGTAAAATCGGAAGGCTGCGGTATATGGTAATGGAGCCAAAGAGTTGTCTGACGTATCATACAGATCCAGACGACATAATGAGGCTTCATATTCCTATTATTACATCAGAAGGCGCGATGTTTATTAATGATAGACAAGTCGATGTAATGCAGCATGTAGGTGCTGTATATAAGTTCAATAGTACGGTGAAGCATACAGCAATCAATGCTTCGAGAGAGAGAAGAGTGCACCTGGTAGCAAGTGTTTACAAACCAATTATTTTGGAAATTAAGTAGCCAATTAAATAATTGTTGACCGGAATTAAAAAACTCGGTATAATCACCGCCATGGACTACGGAAACACAATCTTAATCACGGTAGCAATCCTTACACTGTACGGTGCTATTAGGCTGGTGACAGACGTCATATCAATCATTTCAGCAGCGGCAAGAACAATAGCAAAAGTCTCTCGTAAGATATTCAGTAACTCCGCACAAACAGTGAAGAAACAGAGAGAAATCATTGATCTGCCGTATAGAGCAATACGCACAGAGAAGATTGACAAAAGACACAAGTACATCGTCAATGAGGATGCGTGCAGAGCATACCTAGCAAGCCGCAAATAATATTATAGTATCCTGGTAACGAAAGCGGTTACCGACCTGTTTACCGGAAGTGGTTACCGATCGGTTTACCGGTTTGTTTACCGGATAGCATTGCTAATATTAGTCAGTTTCCGTTACTATTTTGTATTGTAGGAAATGCTCTTTTAAACCGCAGCCGGTGTGTTGGTACGTCAACCGACCAGCAGCGAGAGCTACCACTCTCTGAGGGTAGCAGCAGGCGGCTGAGTCAACGGGTGCAACCACCCATAGACATTACCAATGGATCGGTATGAACCCCAGCAGGTACAGTGCAATCATCGCCAGTGTGAAGACAATGACGACTGCAGTTGTCTCCAGCAGCCACAGAGTGAATCGGCCGGCGAGCAGAGCGATGGCACCGAATATGCCAAGTCTAGTTGCGGATGGCAGCTTCATGTTACTCTCCTACAGGTGCGAACAACTTGGCACCTTCACGCATGAATGCGCGGAACTGCCTATGCACTAAAGTGCCCTCGAACTCATCTTCATGAGCCTGGATGTACATTAAAGCCTCAAGGACGCCAGAGGTGCCGAGGTATTTGTTGATGCTTTCGCATTCAGCCATCAGCTCAGAATAGTTAGACATAATCAAACTCACTTTCTTGGTTATCAAAAAGAGCCAGCTCTTCGCCCTGCTCTGCAATTAGGTATTCTTCGTACATTGCCTCGGCCTCCTCCTTAGAGGAGGACTTGAACACAACAGAGTAGCCTTTAACGACCAACCACTCCGGCAGCTCTCTGTCGGTGCAGTAAACTAGACTGTATTTGCTCATCACTTCACTCCTGTAAGCAGATTAATGTAGAACTGCTGCTTAGCCTTGGGCAGCTCCAGCAGCATGTTGGTCACCATCGACTCAAGATATCCCGCAGCATATGCGTGGGAGGGGAGACCGTTGAAAGACGGATACTTTGCAGCCATCCGGTCGGTCGAATTGCGGACAATCTGGGCGACGTCGTCGCGGTTGGTCAGTTTGGTTCCCATTTCAATATACTCCTGTGTTCGTTGTCGTTGAGGTCAATTATAACGTGAAAATGAACAACACGTCAACAAGTACTTGACTGGATTGTATGGTCAACAGGGGGCTTAGCCCCACACTGTTGCGCCGGAGCGCTCTCGCCGTCCATCCCCAGTGTGCCCGTTCGATCGCATGCCCCCATTATCTTTGTTTTTCGCAAACACGTCAACAAATGTCCTTCAAGTTCGGTCTGGTAATATAGTGCTATGTTGACCGAATTACGTTTTTGTGAGATACTGGAGGCATATTAAGAGAGAAACAAATGCAAATGACACGTGAACGAGTTGAGCGTACGCTCGAGCGAATGGATGAGATGGTTGCAATGCTGGAGGGCTTGGGCAAGACTGAGTCTGCCCGGCTGCTGCAGAATGCAATCGATGAGATCGATTACGACCTCGAGGGCGTAGAATTAGGAGAATGAGAATGTGTAAAGATCAAACGTGTCCCGTCTGTAACGGTACTGGCGCTATGCCGTGCCCGGAGCACCTGCGTGCTTATGGTAAGCAGTATGGCTGGTATGGCTATAATGCAGAGAATGATACAGTCGACTGCACCAATTGCGGTGCTCAGTATATGTACGGCCGCCCCAGCGGCAAGGTTCGTGCGAATAAAGATGGTGCTCCGTGCACTCACAGCTACGAAAGCAAGAATGTCGGTCGTTGCTTGACTGAGTACACTTGCCGTCACTGCGGCGATCGTTATCAGATTGATTCTGGTGATTGAATAACCTTACAGTTGACTAAGGTATTGTTTTGACCTTATAATGGGGTCAACACAGGAGAGAACATGATTTACATTGTTGAATACACAAACGAAGACTGCGTTGGCAATCAGTGCCTGCAGATGGAGATCGAAGCATATGACCGCGAAGAGGCATATGAGATTCTCGATGACATCTATCCCGACCTCGCTGTCGATGCAATCTATCCAAAGGAGTAATGTAATGGCTTTTCTGAAAGACTTTGTCCGTCCCACATCGGTTGTCCGCAGCGTGATGTACAGCTACGGCAAACACAAAGAGTTGGTGTTCACTAACAGCTACGAGCGCTGCCGCACGGTGAAATGCTACGGCTACAATGCTGAGATGGCTGAGGTGATTGGCCACGCGCTGCGCGCACTCGGCGTGAAAGAATTCTCTGTTAAGAGCTTCCACCGCAGCACAATCGTTCGTATCCCCCGCACGGAGCAACCATGATTAACGTCGAACATCCTGAAGTCAAAGTCCGCCCCCACTATCTGCAGGGCGCGCTGAGTGATCCCAATTTCATCCGTGCGCTGGCCACGCAGCTCGTGGCGAATCAAGTGGAAGCGCACGTCGACATGATCGCTGATGCCGGCTCGGAGGAGTATGGCTCGTACAAAGAGGTCGCGGATTGCGTGGGGAATGCAAAAGAGACACTTGATGACTACTTGGCTGAGCTGCTTGAGGAATTCTGTACCAATCTGCATGCAGAGCTCAAGAACGTGTCAATCAAGACGAACGCTGTGCTGCTTAAGGCTGACAATGATATCGACGTCGACGTCACTGTATCCTATAATGTAAAATAACCTTACAGTTGACCAAGGTATTGTTTTCCAAGATAATAGACGCATGACAAACAAAAACACAATCAAAGCTGCTCTGACCGAGTTGGTACTCAATACCTACTTGGACATTGATCAGGTGGAGGCAGCGTATGCTGCAGCATTCCCTAACGAGGATGCAGAGGTGCTCGGAGAGATCTGGGTGGAAGTAATGTCTGAACTGCCGGAGCTGAACTAATGTTTGATTATATCATGAAACCTGTTGAATTGCTAGGGGCACTTATTGAGGGTGTTCTTGTTTGGGTAACCGATAACTTGCCGGAGATTAAATTCCTATGAATATGTCGTACTGTATGTTTGAGAATACGCTGGGCGATCTGGGCCAGTGTGTGGATGCAATGGGCAATGCTGAGTCGCTTGCTGAGCTCACTGAAGATATGAGTGAATACGAGCGTCGTGCGTTTGATGCGATGTGGCGGGTGTGCCGTGACTTCCTTGCGGAGCACGAGCGTTTGCTGAATACAGCTGTTGACCAAGAAGACGGAGTCGAGGTATAATATGGATGTTGGTTCGAAAGTAATGGAGAGTGTTGTGTCTAATCTGAATGCCCACAATGATTATCTGCAGCGTAAGCTGGACCACTATAACAAGTGGCTGTGTGACCCTGCCCGCCCTGTTGGCTCGGGTCCCTATCCTGGCTTCCCTGAGGACGTCAAGCTGAAGGCTGGTGTTGCTAAGCTGCAAGCCGAGGCGAAAGCTAAGGTCGAAGCGAAAGCTGCAAAGCCTAAGGCCGAGAAGGCTCCGAAGGTGAAGCGTGCTCGTAAGGCCGAAGGTCCTACGAAGCAAGAGCGTGCTGTTGAGCTGTACAAGCGTCTCAACGGCTCGAAGGTCGAAGTGATCCAAGCGATCCAGACCGAGCTCGGAATGTCGCTAGCTGGTGCTACGACTTACTTCTACAACGCCAAGAAGTTGGCCTAATAGAAGTGGCGCCCGTGCAATGCGGGTGCCGTGTACCACCGCAGTGCAACGCTGCGGCCGTTTGATTCTCCTTTGTTAGTACTTGATAGCCCCGCCTTTGTGCGGGGCTTTTTTTATATTGTAGGATAACCTTACACGTTGACCGGGTATTGTTTTTGTCAGATAATGGGGGCACAACAGGAGAGAACAGATGCTAGTACGTGAATTGATAGAGCTGCTGATGCAAGCCAACCCCGAGGGGGATATGGAAGTGGAAATGGCAATGAACCAAGAGTACCAAAACGGTATCGAGGCTCATGAGGTGCGTGAAGTGATGGATGAAGACCGCAACGGTGTTCGTCGTCACTATGTCCTGATAGGAGACTGATATGAATACCAACCCAATTCTGCTGCTCGCTGCGCAGGTACTTGCACCTAAGTCCCTCGCAGCATACATGGCCGCTGCTGCCCTTCGCTTGCGTGAGCAGACGGTCCAGTCAGTCAAGCACGAGGCTAAACTTCCCGCAGGAGAGTAAGATGAGAGTAGACCCCCGCAATGTAGGCCCCCTCTATAGGGTGACGATGACGGAGTATGAGCGCGGCTATGGCCAGCGGCATATGGGCGAGGCGTACTTCACAACGGAAGAAGAAGCGAAGCAATTTTGCCGGCAGTATGCTAGCGGCGACTCAGAGTGCTACTTCAGGGCCGAGTACCAGAAGGTAATGTGACACTTTTTAGATAGTTGTGCGTTTGTCGAAAAGACCTTATAATGGGGTCATGACGAACAAAGGAGCTGTGATGAATAAAGATCTGGAAATTTTTGGCATGTCCCGCGAAGACATCCGTGCAGACTACATGGACGGTCTGACAGCCCGCTGCTGCGGCCTGGAGATGGTTGTGATGGGTATCCTGTCGGACTGCCAGGAGCTGACGGCTCTCGGCTCGAGCGATGCTGTCCGCAAGCAACTGAACGTTGCGAAGTTCATCCTGTCGGAAATGATGGAAGCTAAGGAGCGTGTATGAGCAAGCTGTTGATCACCACTCAGGTGTATGAGAACTACGGCGCCCATGACTGGGACGGTGAGGGTGAGTGCCCGCAGTACTGGAAGGCTAAGGGCGGCGAAGAATATGTCGTCAAAAACTTCAAGAAGTTCAGCATGGTCACCGACGTCGTGATGGCTGTTCGCGATCAGATTGAGTGCGACGGTGAATACTTCCGCGAGAGTATTATTGGCTGGGAAGTCGTTGCTGACGACTACCTCACGGACTTCGAGCGCAGCCAGCTTGAGTATGAAGGCCGTATTATGTTCCCTGCAAAAGAATTGGAGTTTGAATATGCCTAATTGGTGTCAAAACACGCTCGTGCTCGAGCACGAAGACCCCGCCATGATCATTCGCGCGGTCAATGCATTCGCTGATGGTCGCTTTTGCGATGAATTTATTCCGTGTCCTGCGGAGCTGAAGGACGCTACATCACCGAATCGCGAGGAAAAGTCCGCCGCAGTTCTGATTGAGAAGTATGGGTATGCCGACTGGTACTCGTTCCAAGTGAACAATTGGGGAACGAAATGGGATTTCGGCTCGAGTGATGGGATCAATGAATTCACTGAGACGTCTCTGACCGTCTATTTTGACTCTGCGTGGAGCCCTCCTATCGCCCTGATGGAGAAGCTGGAAGATCTTGGGTTCACTGTCGATCTGATGTATAACGAGCCGGGGATGGCTTTCTGCGGTCGCTATGCGGATGGGTTCGATGACTACCACGAATACAGCGGAATGGATTCTGAAGAAGTCGCTGCGAACATCCCTAGCGAACTCGACGAAGCGTTCTGCATCAGTGAGAACATGGCTGAGTGGGAGGCGCAAGAGTACGCTAATAACCTTCCCGTCCCGGATATCCACGAAGAGGAAGATTAACCTTACAAACCAGCCTGGTACTAAAGTGCCAGGTTGACCGTCGTCACGTTCTAACGTATAATTGACTTCATCACAAACGCAAACGGAGAACAGTATGGCTTGGTCGATCTATAAAGACAGCTCTCGCAGCTACAAGGATTGGGAGCGGTGCTACACCGCATGGTATGTTGACCATGATGTCGACACGAACCACTTCCCCAACAAGATCAAATTCCTGCACGACGGATATGTCGATGTATACTTCGACGAGGACTGCATCACGTGCAAAGTAACGGGTGGCGAATGGGACCGCGATACGCACGACAAGATCTTCCAGATGGTCGCCAGGACGTACCACGGCGTCTTCATTGAGGGGTTCGAGAAACGTGCCGGTCGTATCAATGTGATTATGGGGAGCTGATGATGACGCTAGTAGAGAGCAATTATATCGAGCAGCAGATGTTCCAGGTCGCCCCGCTGCCCATAGACGCAGACCACTATCCGTACGGGTTTGATATCCAGATCCGCTCTGCAGGTGGGCGCAAGACGAACTACTTGAAGATTACGCCGGAGCAGTTCAAAAAGATCGAGGATGTATTGCGGGGGGCTCTATGAAAAATCCTATCCCCCGTAGCAGCCTGTTTGGTACCCCCCGTGATCTAGAAGCGCTGGATCAGCAGATCCGTACCCTCAGTACAGAAGCAGAGCGCGCGCTTGCATACACGTATACGATGCTTGCGTTCAACCTTGCACACAAAATGGTCGAAGCAGAAAAAGCTGGACTATCCGTAAGTGAGGCAGTATAATGAGCGGATGGCGTAAGAGACAGATAGCGAACCTGCAGGCCGCAGCAGAGATCCATGCAGGGGACGGTGGGTATGAGATTGGTAACGCCAACGACCATGCTGCGTTTGTTTTCGAGCGCAATAAGTCTCTGATGTTTGACTTCCATGAAGCGATTCGCCGTATGCACGAAGGCGCTGTGATCCAATACTTCGGTACCGTCAATGGAGATGTGTATCATCCGAGGGGTGCTGTGTATTGCATGCAGCGGGGTGTTGTGTTTATGTGGCGAGACGACAAAGCGGTTCCTAAGTCATGGGGCAGTATGGTATATGATCCGGACTTCAGATACATTGATACTTACCACCGCGTAGACCCGCGGGGGTGGCCGCAAGAGGAAAAAAAGCACGGATGGAAAGATGACATCAAAAAGATGACGGGGTATTCCCGTATAGGAAGGAACAACATATGAAAAACCGTTATGGTGACGTATACACGTTTGAGAAACTGTCTGACAATCAGTACACAATCACCGGCACGTTGAAGTATTGGCGGTATGGTGGTAAGGAAGGTCAGGAGAGGCTCGACCTCTCTGACCTGGGGTTTGTTGACCCGTCCGGCGGCCCTTTCATTGGTATTGGGATGATGATCGAAGGGCGCAAGGTCGTTCGGATCGGTGTCGTTGGAAAAGACCTCGATAATCCTAAGCGTATTGTCTTTGACGTCGAATAATGAACAAATATATTGAACAGCTTGCAGTCGCCGCTGGCTCTACACACAAGCAGAGCCTCGGCGTCTATCAGTTCTACGGTGACGAGCTGGAAACTTTTGTTGCGCTGATTGTTGCCGAAGCAATCGAAGTGATGTATAATACCGAGCAGATCGAAGCTGCGCAGTTGGTCGACCGCACGCTGAGAGAACACTTTGGAATTAATAAATGAAAAAATTTCTGGTCGTCTGGCTCAAGGATGGGCAGAAGATATGTTGCATGCGTAGAGCGGAAACGAAAGAAGACGTCGAGAAGATGTTTAACCATCCAGTGAGGATTGTGGAGCTATGACTATCCCTGTAGAAAGAACAAACGCTGTCAACTGGACTCGTGATTTCCTTTACGAACTGATCGACCCGAAGAAGACGCCGCGCGTCCCCAAAGCAATCCGTCAGCGCGCACATCACCTGCTCCGCCACTATCCACTGGCATTCGATATGGAAATGATTGCAAACCGTGAGGATGGGGACGTCCCAATTGGCTACAAGGTGTTTGGGAAAAGCTGGTCATGACGGAAGAACGAGAGCACATTGGGTGGTGCGAGCGTGAGGAAGGGTACTACAAGATCTACGCTCCTCCTAAGGGCTCAATCGTCACACACGCATTCATCTTGTGCAAGTATTGCAACGGCGCAATCTATCATTGCATGGGCCCCAAATACGATGCTGTGTGTTTCACTTGTTACGAGAAAGATCCAGATGACCGATGAACGATATGATGTTGTAACAGACGTTCTACAAAAACACCACGATAAGCTGTGGGATATGTCTAAGAACAAAGAGGACTGGGGAATGATGGACTTCATTCGCCTGGAGCAGATGGACCAGATCAAACAAGCAATTAAGCTGTGGCGAAACCATCTGCATGTCGGTGAAGGAAAGTATTCAGATGTTGTGAGTGATGGTGGAATGGACCCGAGGAATTAATTATGATTAGAACTATTGTGTTATTTTTTATTATTGCTGCTGTGTTCCACCTTGTGATTGGTGCGTGGCGTGCAGCAACAGGCCAGGAACGTTGGTCTTTTATTAAGACGTTGACCTATAGCGTTGGTCTCGCTATACTATCGGCTGTAGCAATGACGCTACTTGTGATTTTCTTTTAAGGATGAATATGAAACGCGTTTTTACTATTGCAACTCTCGCCGCTGCTGTTCTTGCTACTGGCTGCACGCGGATTGAGACGGGTGAGGTCGGTGTCCGTGTTGGCTTTGATAAGCAGGTGCAATCTGGTGAGCTGCTCCCTGGCTCCTTCAACCAAGTGCTGATTGGTGATGTGCTGACGTTCCCGATCAAGGACGTTAACGTCAAACTGGATGACATGACGCCCGTTGCAAAAGACAACAGCACGATGAAAGACTTTGATGCGGTTGTGATCTATAACATCAACCAGAGCCAAGTCGCAGAGCTGTACAGCTCCAAGAGCCAAGCATTCCACGCTCGGCATAACGGTGACATCTATCTGATGTACAACTACATCACGCAGACTGCTCGTAATGCGATCTACAAAGAAGCCCGTAAGTATGAGGCACTTGACATGGCTGACAACCGCCAGGTTATGGAAGCGGCTATCAAGGAACAAATCCAAAAGTCTTTGGCAGAGGAAAAGCTGGACGGCAGCCTGCTTATTGGCCAGGTGCTGATCCGTAATGTTGTCCCTGCAGACTCTGTCGTTGCATCGGCCAATGAACTGGTCCGTGCCAAGAATGAGCTGAAGCAAAAAGAAGTCGAAGTGAAGACCGCTAAGATGGAAGCTGAGCGTATGCAAGCGCTGAGCAACCAAGGCGCTCAAAGTATTGCATACATGCAAGCTCAAGCAATGATTAACATCTCTGAGGGCATCAAGAACGGTAGGGTTCAGACGATCGTCGTCCCAAGCAACTTCACCGCGCTGATGACGAAGTAACACTTTCCCTCTAGTTGTGCAATACGTGGTATTGAAGTAAAATACAGGCATTGTAACAAGGAGCAAGCATGAGCACACGTTCAGCAATTGGATTCATTAACGCAGCCGGTCAGTTTGAGGCGATCTACTGCCACTACGATGGCTACCCCAAACACGTTGGCAAGATTCTCGTTGAGCATCACAACAGCATTGACGCTGCACATGAGATCACTCGTGGTGCAGACATTCGTAACTTTGACCATGACGGTACGATTGCTCGCTACGGCGACGGTGACGGCGAGGTGCAAACGTTTGTCTCGGTCGAGGAAGCACTGGACAACGGATTCGATTATGCGTATGTGTTTAACACCGAGCATCAACGTTGGGTCTGCTATGGTAAAGATCGTCGCCCGTTGTTTCATGTTGTTGAGTATGATATCCCTGGCAATAAGGTGGTAGCATGAACTTGCGTCAACTGATTACAGAGTACATTGTGTTTGCATACGACGAGCAGCAATTGCTCGACAAATTCCATGTCAGTGTAGCAGAGCTCAGCTCACTTGCTGATGTCGACCTGCTCGAGATTTACGATACGACACTTTTGTTTGAAACTCCTGAATACCAGGACAGTTGACCTCCGAACGTTTTTGTCGTATAATTGATATTATGGCAAAACGATCCGCAAGAAAAACTTTACGCGAGGGGCATGCTGATACCAGCAAGCCTCTCGTCCTTTATTCCAAACGTGTAGACCACGCTCGCATCGGGGTTGAGCGTGATCAGTTTCTACACGTTGGTGATATTGTTCATTTTGACTGGGGCGGTGAGAATTGGGGTATCGTTTACGATATCTTTGACAACCGTGGCGGTGAAGTGCTATTCATTCGTAACACAAAAGGGTTCACCGGTGAATGGCTTGCCGGCAAGACGGAATTCCGTTTTCCTGCTGAATTGTGTAGGGTGATAAAATGAAACTGTATAGCGAACACACAGAGTGGGTCGGTAGTGGTGTCAACCATTGGTACTTGCTCAACGATAACCGTACCATGATGTATGCATACCGTCCGTTCGGTCGCGGTCCTGTTGTGCGGTTGCGTACGCCTCTTCCGTTCTACGAGAAGGGTCGTAAGCTGCAGCTCGAAGCTGACTTTGCCAATGCTGATCCGGGCACGGTTGTTGTTGAAGGATCGAACGGCAATAAGTATTTTGTCAACACTATCAACCGCTCGTGCTCTTGTCCCTCTTACAAGTACCGCGGTGGTTGCAAGCACGTGGAGTCACTATGAGGCAATACAAAAAGTTTGAAGACTGGTTTGAGGAAATTGAAAATTACGGAATGCGGCTCGAGCGGTTCCACGATGAGTTCTCGATGCTCGATCATGTCAAGCGAGAGCGAATGATTGAGTGGCTGCGCGCAGCTTGGGATTGTGCAAGAATGCAGAAGGAGCAAAAATGAAATACGTACTTGCGGTTTTTTTAATGGTGACGTCAGCAGCGTATGCCTGTGATGCAGCAACGCTGGCTCAAATTGAACAACTCAAAGTTGAGATTGCGCGCCGGCAAGCTGCAATCGAAATCATGAAGAGTGATGGCCGTGCAACGGGCAGGTTTGAAATGGCACTGTTTCGTTTGCAGCAAAAGCTGAAAGAACTTTCAAACTGTAACACTAACGAGCTACGTGGTCTTGATATCAAGAAGATGGTATAATACATTCATTGTTTAGGAGAACACAATGCCTGTTTTGAAAACCCAATCCTCTTCCGCTCCCCGTCTCAAGAACGAGACTCTTGGCAATGACGCTCTGACTGAGCTGTACAAAGCATACGAGCTGATGGACTTCGATAATTTCCGTGTATTTGCGGAAGGTGTGGTCATGGCTGGCGGTGGCAAGCAGCCCCGCAAGCTCGAGATCATTAACAGCATGTATTCACCGACAGCGACCAAGTCGCAGATTCTGACAAAGGCGCAGAATTTCATTCTCGCCGGTATGGGGCTCGGCGTATGACAGAAGAAGACCGTCAAATACGACAAGAGCTCAGCGCGCTGTTTAGTGCGCTTGACTATGCAAAGCTGAACGGCTTGGAATATGAATTCATGGAATTCTTTCTAAGCGATTATGGTAACACCAAAAGCGTGCCTAGTGCTATCTGGTACGCCAACTGTGAATGGGATCTGTAATGGACAAGTATGATGATTTTGAAAACGAGTTGAAGTCGAAATATCCTAACCTGTTTGACGGCCAGGATATTGGACTCTGGGTTGATGAGGGTTGGCATCATATTATTTTTTCTCTGTGCCGACAGATCAATGCCTGGGTCAATTTTGTCAATAATGATCCCAAGAGGGAAAAGATTGATGTGAAGATTAGCCAAATCAAAGAAAAGTTTGGCGGGCTTCGTTTCTATTATGATGGTGGTGATCAGTACATTGCGGGGATGGTCCAGATGGCTGAGATCTGGGCCAGCCATACCTGTGAGGTGTGTGGTGAACGCGGCACCTCACGTAGCGGCGGATGGATCAAGACACTATGTGATGAACATGACAAGGAAAGGAAAGCAGCGTATGAAAAACGTTTTGGAAACAATACTGTATGAGATCGCAGCACGGCTATTCCTAGCCCTGCTTGGCGTGCTCGTTATCGTTGTTGGCCTGATTTCACCGAACCGTTGTCTTAAGGGAATCCGTGCTGCTGCGCTCGATAGTATGGGTGACCTAATTCTCCGCACGCGAAAATAATTGTTGACCAAACGGTGTTTTTGTGATATACTGGGCTTTCAGTTTAGGAGTTAACCATGTCTGAAACGATTCCCGTTGTTCCCCTCAAATTCTGCGAGTTCGACAAAAAGAACCTCGCTCTGAGGCTTGCAAGTGAGTATTTTGGTATGCCTAGCCGTTTCACGGTTCAAGGCCTCTACAATAGTGTTACGTTTGTTCCTGTGCCGGAAGGCCACCGCTTGTTTGATCCCGATCAATGGGACGGTGAGATGATGGTGTATATTCCCGAGCCAGGCTCGAAGTGTGGTTGGGTTCGCAGCCTGACAATTTATCATGCCTGGTGAATATCAGCTCAATTGCTGCAACAATGCTTGCGACCAGGGCCGTACGTGCCCTATTCGCATTAAGGTTATATGCGATCGAATGTTGGCTAATTTGTTTCCAGACCAACCCGATCTACAAAATTTATGGTGGAATAGTCCAAACAAAGCCTTTTCCAACCTTGAACCTATTCGCGTACTTGACAATAACCCTCAATCTGTAGTACAATACCTGTACAGTCAATTTTCTGGAGATTTCTCATGATGCAAGCTGGTAAATATTACATCGGCGATTTGTGCTATGTAATGGATGACAAAGAGTGGGATGAATTTTGTAGCATTACAATCAAAGGCAATGAGTGCCTCGATGGTGAATTTGAAATGAAGGATGGTCGTAAGTTTGCCACGTACGGTACGATGTGGGGCGATGGCTCTTACCGTTCTAATATTGGGACGGAGCATGCTGTTGATGCTGGCTTGATTGGATGCATCCGTGTTGAGGACATCCGGGCCAATAAATACGAGAGTATCGAGAGTCTCGGTGCAATTGTCGAATTCAAAATGCCCTTCACGACTGAAGGTGGCCGAAGCGCTCAAGGTCGCGACTGGGACGGTGTGATCCGTTTTGGTAATGTAATGATTGAGACGAATCCTGAATTTGAAGATGAATATGATGAGGAGTATTGATTATGGCCAAGATTCACAATAAAGAATTCTTTTTCTTTCTTGATGCCTGGCACTACTGTACACAACATAATTTAACAGTCGACCGAATAGCTCGGCTCGACTGGAAGACATGGGTGGTGAGATGAGAATGAAAGATATTCTGTTTCAGGTCGATGAGCTACATGAAGCTGGTTTAAGCGTTGAGGAGATTGCGCGACGTTTGAATCTGGACGTCCCCGTAATCATCAGCATGTTTGAATGGCTTGCGCGCCATCCCTCGAGACAGCGAGACGATGACGGTGAAGTATAAAAATTCCCACCCACAGATCCTAACCCATAAAGACGTTTTCAAAGTCAGCGAGATTTTCGGATCCGCTGACTTCGTCGTTACCAAAACAAACAAGCTCTTTGCAAATAGGTGTCCACATCGGCTGCTACCAATCATGCAGCCGGGTAGTGTTGCGGATAGATTGAAATGTCACTTACATGGGTGGGAGTGGAGCGCGGACGGTATACCGTGCAATAATCATGTTCCACTTCGCAAACAAGATCGTGCCGTTGTTGGTAACAGTGGACTAATATACGTTGACTGGCAAGAGCCTGTCGGTGAGAAGTGGGTCGAGAATCTAAGCACTGAGCAGTTCGTTTACAGTCACAGTACAACGAAACATGGTACGGGGTGTATGCGGTGGCAAATGGAGATGCATGTTGACTTACTCCATGTACCTCATATACATCCGCTATTGCATAATTACGTTGATGTGACAAAGTTGACAACGTCACGTGGCGATGACTGGATTGCACAGTACCACAAACACGGTTGGTGGTTGTTTGTATATCCATACACCCACATTGAATATGAGCCAGGTTGCCTCTACATCAGTGAGATGCGTGAATCAGCAAACGGTGGATACGATATCTTCATACACTATTTGTTCAGTCCCTCTACGAGCATGTTGGACCAGGCCCAGTTTATTCACATAGCTGAGACAACAATTGAAGAGGATATAGAAGCTGTTAATAGATTATCAGCTTCACGCTACGTCGGACCGCACACACAACAACATCCACTAGAGGTTGATACGATGCACTTTTACCAATGGTTGAAAGCAAATGGAGAGGTTTGATAATTGGATGTCGTACAGTTTTGACGACGGACCAATAAACGGAGACAAACAACATCCATTTGCCCGTTTCAGACTGCATTTTAAAAAAGGGTTCAAAGTCAAACCCCTCAACTACTTCGACGCATTGTTTTACAACGCTGAGGTGGTTAGAGATAGTTATAGAGAACCGTTCGATGTCTTTCTCTCGGGTGGTATTGATAGTGAAATCGTTGTTCGTGTCAATCATGATCTTGGAATTAAACAAAACGTTGTGATCATCCGTATGGAGGACAATCACAACGTTCAGGACTATACGCATGCGATGCGTATATGCAAAGACTTGAATATTACGCCAACTGTTATTGATTGGAATCTTCGACGCTTCATAGAGAACGATGCGTATGATTGTTATCGCCGTACGTTCTGTCCTGTGATTGGACGTATGGTGAGGTGGGCGTGGTTTGATCTTGTTGACAATATACCTGTCTTTGGTGAAGGTGAGCCCTACTGGCAAAGAGAGACCGCTGACTATACGGATGCTCCTTTGGATGTTTGGAAGTTCCGTTGGCATGAGGACTTCTTCACAACAGCCTTCCAGGCTAATATATCAAAACGTACTGTTATTGGTGAGTGGTACAACTACACACCAGAGCCAGTGATGTCCTACATGAAGCTGCCTATTGTTCGTGATTTGTTTGCGGATAAATTTCACGGGTTGAAAGATTGCTGGCCCATACGTGTGCAATTGCACCGCCAGCTGTGGCCTGAGGTAATAGATCGAGAAAAAATGGTTGGATATGAGGGCAGTGGCATGCCTCAGACATATCCCGACTTCATGGTTGATTTCCAAAAACAAGTAATTGCGGAGAACATTGAAACCGGCAACACTAGATACAAATACACAGAACAACAACTTGAGAACATTTTCAATGGATAAAGACCGGTTTGTGATTGAGATTGATGACATGCCCTATGATCAGGCAGCTCTTCTCAAAGTGTTTGAACAAGCAAAACCATACGCTCGGATTAAAGGATTGGGATGGCAGGATAACAGCCACCTCGAGACGTGGAGTGTTGATACGGCACCAGCTGTCGTCATTTACAGCGGTTCTTATATGAACATTGATTTGGGTAAGAAAGACCTCAACTATAATTTTCTCAGACATGATTCTGTTCGTAGGATGATCGAGCGGCTCAACTTCTCTCATCCGATAACGGAAGGAAATGTTGATATGATTTGGTACCGGCCTGGATTTAAGTTCGAGCCACACATCGATCATTATGCTAAGTCGACAATGATGTGGCCAATTATTCCTGAGGACGCGGGTGCGCCAATTGACTTCTACTATAAGAGCAACATTGATCTTTCTTCTCTTATACAATCAGGCAAGCCAGCTGGTTTTAAGGACCAAGTGACGGAGAATGATATTTGTTGTACTCACTATTACAGCACCGCTGTTCCGACAATTTTCAACAGTCTTTGGATTCACGGTGTTCGGCCAGTCACAACAGAGCGTGTGTATCTACGACTTCGGATCAATGAGCCTTTCGAGTCGATTGTGAGTAAGTACAAAAGTGGTACTTTGGTCCGTTGACCGGTTTTAGTTTTTGTGATATAATTGGTCATTACTTGGAGATTGTATGACCACAAACATTGATGCAGTTTACGTTCTTAACAAGCTCGGCCTCGAGCCTGGCATGTCCGTAACTCGCGCACTGACGCAAGTTGGCTTCCGTATCAACGAAAGCTCTCAGCATAGCACAACCGTTGCTAACAAGATTATTAAATCACTTGGTGGTGAGCCGGAAACAAATCCCGTCTCTGCGGACATCATTGCCAAGGCACTTGTTGAGCAGGCTGTCCTCAGCGGTAGTTTCTATGATCCTACTGCTGCTATCAAGGTCGCACAGGAAAAGCTTGCTAAAATTAAGCTCACAATGCCGTACGCGTTCGCTGCTACGGCTGAACCCATCCGTGCAAAAAAGATGTCTACGCGAGGCGGAGACAAAAAAGAGCGTGCGCGTGTAATTTTCGATCGCGAGTCTGGTAAGACTCCTGGCGAGATTGCTCGTGTTATTGCAAGTGAGCTCAGTATCACGTACGCAAACGCGTATTACTACGTGAGTCGTGTGTTCAAATAAGTAACAGGATTATTATGCCCAGTATTCAAACCCGTCAATGGAACCAGATGGTCTCCTTTCTCATTCACCAAGCCGATCAACCCGTAAATAATAGTTGTCCATATGTCGAAGCATATCTCATCGAAGGCCAGCGTATCGTTGGTACTCAACAATTTGAAGCCAAGAAACCTAGTAGCGAAGGATCTACGGAGCTCTCCGCTGTATAAGTTGCGTGTCGAGCGCAATAAAAAAGCATACGTGCGAAAAGAAAAGCATTGCCTGTTGTCTTTTTCGTAATTTTGATGTAATGTAAGCCTGTTGGCTGAGAATCTTTATAGGTGCAGTAATGAAGATGGTTAATATTATATCAGAGCGCGACTTTGATGAACTGATCGGTAATGTCCCTGAGGATCTAAAACAAGATTTGTGGGCTGTTTGGCGTGATGAACTTAGCACTAATATGTCAAAGGTAGAATTACTTACCAATGCTAATGGTCTTTTGACGTATTATGGTTCAGATCATATTTTAACTGATGTCGATTGGGACATGAGTGAGGCGTGTTTTTTGTGGGAAGTCCAAACCTGTTGACTTTTTCTCAGAAACACGTATAATTAAGGTTCTTTCAACAACTTCTTGAGGTTTTTATTATGGCTCACATGGTCGAAACGATGGCTTACGCCGGTGAAACTCCTTGGCACGGTCTGGGTGTGAAGGTCCCCTCTGATCTTTCTCCTGCCCAAATGCTGGAAAAAGCCGGTCTTGACTGGACTGTTCGCAAAGTTCCCGCGTTCGCGGACATTGACGGTGCGAAAACCAACGTTGGTTGGTCCGCTCTTGTTCGCTCGAGCGATAGCGAAATGCTGTCTGTTGTGTCCAATGACTGGAATCCCGTGCAAAACCACGAGGCTTTTGAGTTCTTCCACGAGTACTGCGCTGCTGGTGACATGGAAATGCACACTGCCGGCTCGCTCCGTGACGGTCAGATCGTGTGGGTTCTTGCTAAGATCAAGGATTCATTTGAGCTGTTCAAGGGTGACACGGTCGAATCGTACCTGTTGTTCACTAACCCCCACAAGTTTGGTCAGTCTATCGACGTGCGATTCACGCCGATCCGTGTTGTTTGCAACAATACGCTGACTCTTTCCCTCTCTCAGAACGCTGACCGCATGGTTAAGAAGAGCCATCGTACGGAATTCGATGCTGCTGCTGTGAAAGAACAGCTGGGCATTGCAACTGACAAGCTCGCTAAGTACAAAGAGATGGCTGCATTCCTTGGTTCGAAGCGCTACAGCGATGATTCGTTGAAGGACTACTTCAACCGTATCTTCCCTGTCCTTGCATACAACAAGGAAAAAGGTCCGCAGCGTAAGGATCTGTCTAAGTCTGCTACGCGTGCACTTGAAATTATTGGCACGCAGCCTGGTGCTCATTATGCTGAAGGCAGCTGGTGGCAAGCGTTCAACGCAGTCACGTACCTGACTGACCATGAGATTGGTCGTTCTGCTGACTCTCGTCTGACTTCTGCATGGTTTGGTCCTAACAAAAACCTCAAGGTCAAAGCTCTTGAAACCGCTGTTGAGTTCGCTGAAGCAGCTTAACCAGACGTAACATAGATAGCCCAGCTAGTCTGGGCTATTCTTGTTTATGATATACATTGAAAAACTGATTGTCGACCGTTCCTACTCTCCGGAACAATTCCTGCAGCAGATACCAGAAGACGCGTACAACCGTTCCTGGCCTCTAATAGTGTGCGGATTTCATTATGATGAAATAATCCACAAACAATCAATGAAGGACTTCTTTGATGGGCGGCCACGCATCAAGCCTTCGGCTGCGTTCCTATCGAGTATTGAATCGGTTGAGCGAGTGTGCGCTAAAGCACTAAAAATGAACGGAATGGTGCAGCTTGTATCCGCCGCATGCACATCAAGTGCATACGCAACATACAATGCATACTGCCTCAGTGCAATGACTGGAACACCTGTTGTCATTGTTGGCGCGTCTCGGCTGCTACCAGAAGGATATGGCTGGTACTGGTTTAATTCTGTGAGAGCAATCGACGGTGATACTGGTATTCCATTCGATAAGAATAGTCGAGGGTTTCGTCCAGGAGAAGCTCAATTCTTTGCTGTAGTGTCAGCAAAGCCAATTAATCCAATTGCTGTTGTTGAGGATATGAGGTTTTTCTCGATTACGAGCCAATTTACAGATACAGGCTCGATAGAGCAAGTAGAGAAAAACCTCTTTGATGGGTTTGATATGCGAGACGTGTGTTGGTGGAATGCACACTCACCTGGAACGCCAATGGGTGATAGAGCAGAGCATACAATTTTCAATAATGTTGTTGGTGTAGGTGATATGCCGATATCCTCTTTGAAGGGAGAGATTGGCCATACATTGGTTGCCAGTTTTCTCGTGGAGACGGGGCTGGGGATACAATCCCTCATGGATGGATATATACCCCCGAACACAGGAATCATCAATCCAATTGTCGATGATCCTCGTATCATTACAAAACCTGTAAGCACAACAGGTAAGACCTTCATTAAATTTAATATGGGATTTGGCGGAAAGAATGTATTGTCCCGTATTAAAGTGTATGGTTGATTAATCAATCGTATCGGTGTATGATTTAGTTGTTATTGCTGTATGAAGCAAAGAGAAAAGTGTTCTGGACGGGAGTTCGATTCTCCCCACCTCCACCAAAAGCACATACATCGCTACTCACCTGAAATAGCGCGATGGTACAGATGATAGTGGTGAAGTAATATCTGCTTAATGTGTGCTTTTGATGGGGGTGACTAGGTTTCGACAGGGCAAAGAGTAACAGAGTGGACAGCACGGTAGGCGATGACCGTAAATCAAGCAAAAACGTTAAACGCAAACGACGAAAAGTTCGCATTGGCAGCCTAAACGCTGACTAGGGTTTCGGTTGGTTTCCTCGTAACAGAATAACCAACCACTTTATTAACCGAGGAGTTTAAATTGAAAAAAATCTTGTTTATGATAACAGCGTTGCTATTTGCTGTAGCCGTGCAAGCACAGCAGGTTGTTACTGTTTTGTGGCCTTTTAGTATTGGTTCAAACCAAGCAGCGTATGTCCGTTCAATTATTGAACAGGCAAACCAGCAACAAACAAAATATAAGTTTATACTAGAGAATAAGCCAGGAGCTGGTGGAACGATAGCAGCACGTGCTGTTCTTGCGAGCAATGAACTAACATTGATGAGCTCGTCAAGCAGCTTTTTTATCCGGCCAGTCTTGTATCCAAACGAAAGTTATAATGTAGACGATTTCAAGTCTGTCTACATTGAGTGTTTGGGTCAACCACTTGCTCTTGTTAGTACCAAATACAAGAACATTTCCGATTTGAAAAAGCAAACACGCATTACAGTAGGCGTTATCCTTGGCAGCTTGACAGAAGGAGTAGCACGTGAGCTAGCCTCGCAACTACCTAACGTGACAGTCGATCTTATTCCCTACCCTGGTTCACTACAAGCAACACAGGATGTTATTGGTGGTCGTTTAGATGCGAGTGTTGATTTTGCTGGAGACGTGGTGCAGTGGATTGATACAGGGAAATTGTTTGCAATCGGTATCACGGGAACACGTAGCTTTACCAACTACGCTTCTTTTAAGAGTCAAGGTGTTGCAGGATTTGACGACCTGATTAGCAACTATCAGTTTATTGCACCAAAGACACTTTCTCCAACCGTGACGGAGGAATTGCACAACATATTTGCTAGTGCAGCAAAGACATCACCCACACTCAACGAACTTTACAAGCGTGATTTCTGCGCCGCTGCTGATGTTAATTTTAAACAGTCGGAAGTACTGTTTAATAAGTGGAAGACGTATTGGGCTAAGCAACTGTCAAAGTAAAATGAAATGGTAGAGAACCAATACGCGCTTGGCTACTATAAGGTTGGCCAACAAATATACACTTCAAAAATAGCCGCGTGTATTAAAGCAACAGAAGTAAAGCAAAATGTAAAGTGGTTTTTTAAGGATGAGGAGTTTGATGGATACGATTGGACAAAGGAGCCATCTGATACTCTTGCAGTTCTTTACGAGCGCCGAGCTCGTGCAATTAGAGAGCGGTATGATTATGTTGTTTTGAGCTACAGCGGCGGGTCGGATTCTCACAACATACTTGAAACATTCCTTAAACATGGATTGTTTATTGATGAGGTTCTTGTTAATACCTTTGAAAAAGCTAACAAGAAGATTGTAAATGATCCAAGTCACACCAATGCCGAAAATTATGGTGCTGAATACAGACTACAAATATACCCGCGACTCGAGGAGTTAAGATTAAAATCGCCAGCAACAAAAATAACAATTGCTGATCAGAGTGATTTTATGATGAACGAGCTGCTGGCACCCTCAGCGAGTCCGGAATGGGTTGTAAAGCAGCGCGAAGTCCTCAATCCGTCTGGCATGTCACGGTATAACTATCTTCATCAAAAGGAAGTCAGATTACGGGTTGATAAAAGTAAGAGTGTGTGTGTTATGCTTGGCGTGGAAAAACCAATTACTTTTTTTGATACATCTAATCGGTATTACGTGTTGTTTGTGGACAGCGCAACCAACCTTGCTTCCGTTGATCCTCACTTCCATGAATATGATAACACGTCCGTTGAGTATTTTTATTGGGGTGATGGGTGCGCAGACCTGATTGCCAAGCAATGTTTTGTAATTAAGCACTGGCTAGAAGCAAATCCACATTACAAACCGTTGTGGTTATTTAAGAGTGGGCACCAGTACAAGCAGCACCTTGCTCTACGTCATGCGTTACTGCGAAACGTGCTGTATGACAACTGGAATTCTCAATGGTTTCAAGTTACTAAAGGACGTTTGGATTGGTTTGATAGTATTGATGCTTGGTTCTATGCGTCTAATTATGAAGCGCAAAGGCAAACATGGGAACGAGGCATACAATATGTTCGTGACAAAGCGCATGCGTTTATTGAGGGGAACGGCCTCATGCCGTTTGGAAAGAAATTTTACATAGGAGATATGAAGTGATTAGAATGATTATTGGGTTTGTCGCGGCGTTGCTGATGTGTGTATCTGCTTTTGCGCAAACACAAAGAGTGAGTGTAATGTGGCCGTTCACTCCGACAAGTACGCAAGCACTGTACACAAAACAAATTTTGTTTGAAGCAAACAAACTTCAAAACAAATATGAGTTTATCTTTGAACCAGCCGTGGGTGCTGGTGGTCTACTCAGTGTTCAGAAAACACTCAAGGACAACAAGGATGGCCAGTTTGCACTACTAGCTCATACGAGTGCATTCTTTATTCGGCCAGTTCTCTACCCGAAAGATGCATACCTCGATCAATTCAAGCCTGTCATGTTGATTGCCAAATCAAACGCCGGTTTGGTAGTTGGAAAGCGATCTTTTGATGAGTTGATTGCGAGTAAAAAGATCTCGTTTGCAACAGCCGGCGCGGGATCACTGACGCATTTGTATGCGGAGCTGATTGTCAAGGAGTTAAAACGTCAAGGACGAGAAATCGACGCGGTGATGGTTCACTTTAAAAGTGCCCCAGATGCCTTCCTGGCAGTAGCCGGCGGCCATGCTGATGCAACGTTCGATTTTACCGGTAACATTGTTAGGGCTTCTTCGCCTCTAGTAAAGGTTGTTGGTGTTACGGGGAACGAAGCAACACTTGCTCCCACGCTTCGCAGTCTTGGTTATCCCGAAACTGGTAGCTTACAAAACATTTTTGCTTTTTATGCCACTAACGATACACCACAATCAACCGTGAATGAAATTCAAGAGTTGTTTTTGAAGGCTGAAAAGGCCGAATCTGTACAAAAACTCTATCAAATAGATCATGCTACAAAAGAACCAAGATATGCACAGCCTGGCGACCTTAGCAATTGGTATCAACAAGCAGTAAAAGAGTTTGTACGCGCGGGAAAAGGAATTGTAGTCGATTAAAAGGTGTAGCCATGAGTATACAAGTCTTTGAATCTGATTGCTCTATTACCTTCATATACAAATAAGTCCGGTCTCACACCACTTTTCATATCAGCAAGCTGACCTTCGAAGTAATCCACCATACGTTTATCGTCTTTCGTTATATCAATAAACCATTGTGTGTTTTCATGGTAAAAGAAGCGCAAAGCTTTTCTTGCTTGATAGATTGATGTATCCCAATCAGGGTATATTATTTTTTTGATGAGGTTAGTGTGAGGGTCAATTGTGATATAATGTGTTGATGGTGAGGTTGCATGGTGGTTAACTTGTATGCGTAGCTCTTGTTGTATGCCCCTTTTAATTTCATGACATTGTTTCACAACAATCTGAGGCATTGTTGGGGTATAATAAAAGTACTCTGTCTTTGGTTCTGTTTTATTAAACACATCGGGCGCCCAGTGTCCCATGAGCGTGTTGAAATCGTGGAAGTAACATTCCATTGTTTTGGTTCTTGTCAAGTAACGAACTTTCGGTTTGTCAATTGCAAGTAGCTGACAAACATTCTTTTTTAATTTTCGCAAGTGATCCGTCATCATGTATTGTCCAATTGTCATAGCATGTTGTACGGATCCACCAATTCTTGCCGCGTGCAATTCTCCCTTACCAATCATTTCAAAAGAAGCATTGGTGTAATCTAGAACAGTGATTTTTATTTCCGGGTGGTGAGCAGCCAACCACTTTAGTACAGGCAGACAAGCGTAATAGTATTCGTATATAACGTTACCAGCACTTTTATCGTCAGGGTTAAACTTATTAAGCATCTTTTCAGTCGCCTCGACGGGATACCAAACAACAACCTCGTCGAGCTTAATTTTGTTTTTGAGGAACGTCCTCAACACATTCGATGAATCTGCTCCACCACTAAATGAAAGAGCAATATAATCGTATTGATCTCTTAATTCTTGCGCCCTATATGCATACAGTTGATCAAGGGTTTGTTGTGGTTCCTTGGACCAATCAACTGTACCGTACACTTCATCGAAGAAATGAAATTTTATATTGGACGAGTTAGTTCGCGTTGCGTATCGGAATGCCTCTCCTTTGTCAAAGAAACAGTTACTCATTCCAACAGACCAAAATCCACTATTGAGAACATAGGCCATTCTCGTAGCCATCTCGCGTGTATACATAATTATTTAAACAAATGTTGACAAGAAAAGTAATTTGATATAGTATGTATATGTTGGAGAATCAAAAATAATGCATAGCACTAACACTCACGTATTTGGTTGGTATTATAAGATACTTGCGCTACCGCCGCTGCCTGATCATCTTGAGCAGAAGCTGTGGGAGCGATATCGCGATCCTAATCTGATAGAATACAAATACACTACGGATTCTTATCTTAACCGTATACCGGAACTGAGTCACAAACCGGGTCCCGGGGACGTGGTTGGAAAAAGAAACGGAAAAGCGTTTCCCAACGGTCGCGGATCTAGGTATAAGGTACAAAAGGAGGTTGAAACGTGGGTGGAGCAACACATAACCACTGACTATGTCGATATTGGACTGTATGTAATATTTGGAAACCAATACGATACTGTTTTGCCACACACTGATCAGACCCGAGTGTTAAGTTTGTTATATCTTTTGGAGCCTGGCGGGCCCGCCACACACACTGATTTTTGGAAAGAGCGTGATTATAGCGTCCATAGAGAAATGAAGACATTTGGCACCGACTATGACCAGCTTGAATTGCTCGTTACCGAACAATGGCCGCTGAGAAAGTGGGTTTTGTTGAATACCAACATCTTACACAGCGTTGAAGAACTAATAAAAAACAGAGTACAGTTTCAGGTTAGCCTTGACCGTGAGCCAAACATTTTTGCAGAATATATTAAGGAAATTCAATGCTAACACAAATCACATTACCCCAGGTCCCACATCCACCTATGAAATTCATTGACATAGCTAAGTCAATGTCTCAAGACTTTTATAGTGGGAAAATGGATCATAACGACAAGCCCGATAATGCTCACGCGTTTAACGTGGGTTATATTGATCGCGAGTACCTAAAACACGGCCAAGTTGAGAAAACGCGTCGACAGCATGTCTTTAGTATAGGAACGGAGTTTGAGCAATGGGTTGCAAATAACATACACCCGTTTGCATATGAGGCTGGGCTGAGTGTAAGTGTTCCTAAACACCTCACGTTTCAGGGACCGCATTGTGATCTACGCAGGCGATATGTGTTGAATTATATTATTGATTGTGGCGGAGAAAATGTAAGAACGCAGTGGTGGAGGGAAAAGGGGTATCCCTTGGAGAGGGTACATGAGTCAGGTCCAGAGGGCATGGGTTTTTGGGTTAAGGATTACGCTAATTTGGAGTTGATTGATGATGTTGTATTTGGTACAGGAATATGGGTGTTACTCAACCCTAAAATTTTGCATAGCGTAGAAAACATCACCGGTTATCGTACATTTTTAACTGTAAGCTTACCGGACATGGCACAGTTCCCTTGGAACAACCGTAATCCAGCTTATTCTATTAAAAATGATTCTTAAAGAAGATAAGTGGTCAGAGTTTGGGTACTACACAGTTGGTAGCAATCCAACACCCATTTACAATTTAACACTGGCCCTTGAACAAAATCTTAAACTCAAGTCTACTATCCGATTTCGTTTCCACGAAACCATATTTGAGGCAGCAAACCCCAAAATTGAACCTGTAGATAGTTTATTAGATTTATATTCCCGCAGAGTAAGGCAACTCAGAGACAATTATGACTACCTTGTGTTGCTTTACAGTGGGGGTGCAGACAGTCACAACATATTGAAATGTTTTGAATACACTGATACTAAATTGGATGAAATTGTAAGTTTTGTTGATTCTAGTTACAAAAGTCGTGATAGTAAGATTAGTTCGGAAATTTACCAAGTTGCTGTACCTGAGGTAAGTGAATACTTAGAGAAATATCCCGAGTGTAAGTATACACTGGCTGAGTGTAGGGACGTACAAAACAAACTGTTCCGTGATTCTGATTTTGATTTTGACATATATTACGACCTGGGATATCATTTTACTCCATTCAGCATAATGCACTTTTATGGACTGCAGTATGAGGATAGATTCCACAAGCTACATAATCAGGGTAAAAAGGTAGCGGTGATTCAAGGAATAGACAAGCCAAAACTTCTCAATGTTGCCGGCAAGTGGGCGTTCTGCTTCTCCGATTGGTCTTCTCATTTTGGACACAAACATTATTTAAGAGAGTTCCCCTTCTACGATGAGTTTTTTTATTGGACATCTAGTATGCCTGAGATACCAATAAAACAAGCTCACGTGATGGGAAGGTACTTGGATTACTTAGACAGTATAGGTGCTAATCATCCTTACCGAGACAACGAAGCAGCAAATGTTTTGATACGCAAGAGCGGCAAAAAAACAAACTGGGAGTATGTAAACCACATCATATACCCATTTTGGAAAACTGGAACCTTTAGCACAGGTAAAACATCCGAGAGCTACATTATTAATGGAAGAGATGATACGCTAGCCAGATCAAAAGATGAGTTGATAACACTTTATAAACATGGCGTGTATCAGAAATTACTCTTGGCCAAATTGAACGGCCGAGGAATGACCCAATTACAGAGTGACTATAATGCTGAAGACAAAAGGAGTATTATAGGAATAACTCCATTGTATTCAAGATTATATTATATACAAGACTGAGGAAAATAGAAAGATGAAAAAAACATTGGTTGGAATTTTGCTAGCTTGTCTGCTCATACTGGATGTCGCAGCTGCTCCCAGCTGTAAGTTGATTGTGATTGTCAACACTGTTCCACCAGGTGGGATAATGGATTCTACAGCCAGAGACATTGCTACCACCATCAAAGAGCAAACAGGCACAACTGCTATCGTAGAATCCAAACCTAGTGGCGAGGGGCATGCTGCTCTTTCATACTTAAAAACAGTGCCAGCTGATGGATGCACTGTAGGTTATTTCCGCAGCAGCTTGTTCCAACGACAGGCATTGGAAGGTGCAGAGTATGATATAATGAAAGAGTTTGTTCATGCCGCTATTGGATTAAAGTTTCCGTTCCTTATTGCCGGAAGTGCCAAAATGCCAGTAGAAAACTATCGAGAATTTGTACGATATGTGCAGACTAACAGATCGTCTATTAGCAGTGCAGGTGCTCCAAACGATATTATCATTGACGGTCTTGAAGAAATATACAATAAGCCAGCCTGGACTCGTCCAATGTACAAAGGCGGCGCTCCACAGATCCTAGACTTACTAGGTGGACACACAGACTTCTACGTCGGTATCACTGTTCCGGCATTACAGTATGCTTCTGAGGGAAAGATTAAGGCCTATGCAGTAACGAGCGAGCGCAGACTACGTGGTTACCCACAAGTCCCTACACTAAAAGAGCTTGGAGTTGATCGCGTAGACTACGGATGGGCCGCAGTCAGTTTACCAGTTGCTGCTAAAGAACACGCTGAGTGGTGGGGACAGATAGTTAAAACAACATGGGACAAAAAAGATCTTCACAATAAGTATGACCAGGCTGCGGGTATAGTTGGTGAAGACACCGATCCTGTATCTGCTACGCGATATTTAAATCGTGAGATGAACAGACTTAAAAAGAACAAATAATTTTTAAAAACCTGTTGTCAAACAAAAAGTTGACATATATAATGGACACAAGTTCAAATTTTTATTGAAAGAAACAAATGTTCTCCTTATCCGTCCCAACAACAAAGCACGAGCAGCCCGACTATACAAGTCTGGCCGCACGCTCATGCTTTATTGGAAATTGGGATATGAGCCGGGGAACCTGAAACCGTAGATAGAAAAGTAGCTACAAACAAGGAGCCCCGGAAACTAAAAAGTCCGGGGCTCTTTCTTTTTGGCTATTACAACCTACAATAACCATGTTGTTGACAAGGTTTTTGTTTTGTGTTATAGTTGACGTATTGATTAATTGAACAACTTGTTCAAAAGACCAATACAAAATAACTGTTGACTGTAGATCAAATTTGATGTACAATCGACTCTAAGGAAGTATCATCTTCCAAAGATTTTGGTTCTTTTACAATTTGTAGATGGTGAGTCCTGTGCAGGCTTGTTCTTGCACAGGGCCCATTTTAGAGCATACGCGGCTGAGGCTAGGCCGTTGGCAGTGGAGCTAGCTCCGTCCGTATGACGGGGTGGACAATTTCAATGTTGTCTGTGTGTTCTAAAATGGGTATAATACTCATATACACCGTTGGACTTTTGGTGAGGTCACAAGGCTTTCAACCTTGGCAGACGGGTTCGATCCCCGTACGGTGTACCATTTGTTTTGTTGATTGTAAGCCATGGGCTTGATCATGCCTGCGTAACTGCGTACATAAACGGTAAGTCTAGCTAGCAATCCCGTTGAGCGACAGCAAATAGTGCAGTCAACAAAACAAATGGAATTTTATGTACGTGTGTAGCTGAATGGCGAGGCAAGGGATTGCAAATCCCCATCATGCAGGTTCGAGTCCTGTCACGTACTCCAGTTTTAGGATAGATTCAGCAAACTTTATAGCTAAACTTTTGGTTGTCTAGCGACAAAAACTATCCTGTTGATTTTGGAGGTCTTGATGCTAAGGCGTGTGCATCCCCGGACTGTAAATCCGGTCCCTCGTGGTAAACATTCGCGGTTCGACTCCGTGGACCTCCACCACAATCCCGTCTCCTCGACGTGATAGAGGCGTTGGTAGTACGATATGGCCCGGTGTCAGCATACCGTTAGCGAGCTAAACCTCAGAAACTGATATGGTGTACCACACAACAGAAGAAGCAAATGTGGCGACAGGGTTGTAAACTCAAGTTGGGGCGAGGTGGAACCGTAGCCAACAACCTTACGCATGACAATTAGGTCGTGAGATATGTGAAAGCTAGGGCCTCGAAATCCTAGTGAGTTGGGACTAATTATCCTAGTAGCAAACAAGTAGCGTTATCACTCGCTTACCCTAAGCAAAGGCAAGTTATCTGTAAAGGAGCTTGCTCGAGCACAGCCGCAGCCGGCATAATTTGCGGATAATGTGACCAATGTATGTGGTGGTCAAGGCTTAGTTGTCAGCCGTAAGGTTTTTTTGGTTCCAAAGTGTTCATGGACGCACACGACACTGTCACTGTCGAAGAAGGGGATCGTTACCCCTTGGGACCGCCAAGATTTATACCCCGTTAGCTCAAAGGTAGAGCACTCGACTGATAATCGAGCGACCGAGGATCGTTACCTCGACAGGGTACCAGTTTATGGGGGCAGCAGAGGGCTGCGGCGTTGCCTTGCAAGCATCGTGTCTAGAAGGGTTCGATACCCTCGGCCTCCACCAGTTTTAGGATGCGTCCAGCAATTTAAAAAATTCAACTTGTAATTGAAAAATAAGCATCCTGTTGTTTTTGCCCTCTTACTCCAATTGGTAGAGAGGACGGTCTTAGAAGCCGTAAAGTCTCAGTTCGAATCTGAGAGAGGGCACCAGTTTTATTCCAGTGTAGCACAGCGGTAGTGCAGTTGACTGTTAATCAATTGGTCGTTGGTTCGATCCCAGCCACTGGAGCCAGTTATCCCGACAAAAATATAATTCTGTTTAGAATTTATACTGCAATGTTAATGTCGGGGCCATTTTTCTCCGTATAGCGTAATCTGGTAGCGTTCCTGATTTGGGGTCAGGCGGTAGGGGTTCAAATCCTCTTACGGAGACCAGTTTTTATTCAGTGTGTATGATAGTGGTAGTCGCCGAGGTTTGGAACCTTGTAGTGGTGGTTCGATTCCACCCACGCTGACCAGAGAGATTTAGAGTAGTTGCAGCAACAACTAAGATCACCAAACTGTTAATTTGTCCTGATCGACAAAGCTACTCTGTTGTTTATGCCCGCGAAGTATTAGCTGGTGGTACGCCGCCTTCGTAACGCGGAAGATTCAGTTCGAGGCTGAACGTGGGCACCATTTTTAGGATAGTTACAGCAACTTAAAGATCGCGATTGGTTCGCAATTTGTCTGAAAAACAAACTTAGCTGGTTCGAATCCAGTATCAATCTATCCTGTTAGTTTTAGGTTACTTACAGCAAAATAAAATTTGTAGGTTCGACTCCTACTTTTTCCGCATGGGAAGAAGCGCCAATGGTTGGCAAACCGGTAACCTGTTGTATATGTTGGGGGTAAATCGATTGGAGCAGATACTTGGCTTTGACCCAAGGTGAGTGAGTTCGATTCTCACACCCCCTACCAAATTGAAAGGCATGCTATGTGGTATGTTAAAGATAATACTGGCTTTGTCAGAGGCAAGGCTGGTAATCTGAGCTTGGCTATGGAAATGGCTAAGTATATTGACGAGTTTGTAGTTATTACAGATGGTGTCACAGAAATTGTTGGATTGTTTGGTGTGGACAGTATTGTTGACCAAACGTGTCCTGATGGTGTAGAATACTCTTGGAAGAAACGGAGACCGTAATGGCAAACGTGAAACAAGGTAACTTGGTGCGACCACCTCAATGGTGGAAGCATCTAAAAGATTTCAAACGAGTGTTTTGGAAAAGCGAGCGTCAAGCTCATAAAAAGGAAATTAAAAATGAAACTAGGTAAACCCTAGTGTCATCTTAGGCCCCGTATTGGTCTCGGATGGCACGTAAAATCAAATTAATTACGATCCATCCCTTGCTGGCGTTAACGGTTAGCGTACCGGACTCTTAATCCGCGAGGTCTCAGTTCGAATCTGAGGCAAGGGACCAATATGGGGCTGATAGTTTAATGGCTAAAACATCCGGCTTTTAACCGGTAAGAGTCAGGGTTCGAATCCCTGTCGGCCCACCATATAAAAACATACTGCGGCAACCTGCCTACGGGAGAGGATACCGAACTTGTGTCGGGTAGTGTGTTTCTATATGGTACCATAAAGAACATCCTTGTAGTAGCTACACTGGAGCAACAGTAAAACACTCGATGAAGCCGGACGAAGAGTGAATCTGCCAGGAAGAGCGGGGCTACCATGGATTCAAGCACCACCAAGGGGTTCTTTATGGTTCTATGGTGTTATTAGTGTAGTGGTCTGCACACCGT